TAATCAGCCCATTCCATTTCTTCTTCAGCTGCTAATTTAAACATCTCAATTACTTTAGGTTGTAATTCTTTAGCAATTTCATAGAAACCTTCTTCTTTGTTAATGGATAAGTCTCTTAGAATTTTTTGAGTAAATCCTAAATGTAAATTTTCATCTTTATTAATAAGTGAGATAACTTTAGCATTTCCTTCCATTTTACCATTTTGAGCGAAAGCATATGAACAAGCAAATGAAACATAAAATCTAATACCCTCTAAGATATTAATTGACATTAATGTAAGATAAAGTTTTTTCTTTAAATCCTCTTCAGTTTCCCCATATGAGTTGATTAAATCATCATAATATTTAGTAACAGAAGAAGCTCTTTTAATAATCTCCTCATCATTTAAAATATTATCAAAAACGTCTCCAGGTTGTGAATAAACATTTTTAATAATAAATGTGTAAGAGTATGAATGTATAGTTTCAAAGAATGACCAAGCTGAACAAAATGCCTCAACTTCAGGATTTGATAAAAACTCTGTTAAGTGAGGAATACCTCTAGATTGAACACTATCTAATAAGATTTGATACTTTAGATTTGAAGTAAAAATGAATTTTTCATTATCACTCATATCTTTATAATCTAATCTATCCTTAGATAAATCAAACTCCTCTGGTAACCAGAATGAATTAATTTGTTTTTTAAACAATTCGAAGAAACCAGGATATTTAAACTTATCATATCTTTGGATAGACATTCCTTTAGAACCGAAGAAAACAGGAACTTTTGTGTAATCGATTTCGTTGTTTAGATTTAGTATATTTGCCATATTTTAATGTTTTAATTATAATTTATATATAAATAGATTTTTTTGTTGATAAAAAAAGAGGATTTTTAATCCTCTTTTTATTAAATTGTACATGAATCTCCACAATCATTATCACCAACCTCAATTAGTTCTAATTTTTCAGTTGTGATCATATCTTCTAATTTATCAGATTTATAATCTTTAGAATTAGCGTAATAGATTTGTTTACCACCTAATTTGTAAAAAGTTAATAAATCTTTAGCCACTTCTGATAACGGAATATTACCATCTGCATATTTCTTTTTATCATAATAATGGTTAACTGAAATACCTTGATCAAAATACTTTTGAATTACAGCAACTACATTATTCATATCATCATTATTGAATCCCCAAGAGAATGAATATTTATTCTTTAATCTTGAAATCTCAGGAACAACAACTGGAAGAGGTGAACCAGATTTAGATTTTTTAACAGATATAAGTTTTCTAGGTGCTTCTATACCATTAGTTGATGAACTTACTACAGAACTAGATTCACAAGGCATCTGTGCTGAAACAACAGAGTTTCTCAAACCAAATTCTAAAATATCTTTTCTTAAAGATTCCCAATCACATTCTAACTCTCTAGATACAATAGTATCTACTGATTTTGAATAATGATCAATTGGTAATAATCCTTTAGAGTATTTTGTTCTATCAAAATATTCACACTTTCCATATTCTTTTGCTAATTTATTCGAAGCTTTCAACAAATTAAATTGAATATGTTCAAATAATCTATCAATTTCAACCAATGACCTATTTGTATAGTCTAAATTGTTTTTAGCTAACCAATAAGCTAAATTTGTAACACCAACACCCAAAGATCTTCTTTTTAACATTTTCTTAGCAGCTACTACTGGATAGTCTTGAATATCAATTATATAATCTAACATTCTAACCGTATATTCACAAATTTCTTCTAATTCATCAAAACCTTTAATAGTTCCCAAATTTATTGCTCCTAATACACAAAGTGCAATTTCTCCTTCTTTTTCTGAGTTAACATCATAGATAGGACTAGTAGGTAAATTGATCTCTTGGCATAAATTACTCATATTTATTTTATCAGTAAAACCAGAGTGTGTGTTAGCGTTGTCTAAATTTTGAATATAAATTCTACCATTTTCTAATCTTTCTTGAAGAAGTAAATTCATTAACTCAACAGCTGGAATTGTTATTTTAGAAATAGTTGAATCGTTTTCATATTTTAGATATAATTCTTCAAACTTATCATTATCATATCCAAATGCTTCATATAAATCGGTAACATCATTTGGTGAAAAAAGAGTGATATTTTCTTTTGAAATAAATCTTCTATAAAACAATCTACATAATTGTATAGAGTGATCCATTCTTCTAACTCTATTTAATTCGTTACCAGTATTATTTTTAAGTACTAAAATTTCCATAATTTCTTTGTGCCAGAATGGGTAGTGAGCTGTTGCAGCACCTCCTCTAATACCACCTTGTGAACAAGATTTAACAGATGATTCAAATACTTTAAGAAATGGAATTAATCCTGTATGAACTTTCTCACCACCATTAACTTCCGAACCAATAGCTCTCAATCTAAAGTTAAGACCGATACCAGCTCTATTTGAAATGTATCTAAGAACCGCGTGTCCAGATGCTCCAATTGAATCTAAATCATCAGCTACATCAATTAGAACACAAGATGAAAATTGTCTATTTGGTGTTCTAACACCAGCTAAAATTGGAGTTGGTAATGATATTTTTTGAAGTGATAATAATTCATAGAATCTTTTAACTTTATCCATACGATCTTCACCAATATATTTAGCAAATAATGTAATTGAAATCATCATATACATAAATTGTGGAGTTTCATATTGTTCACCAGTTTTTCTATGTTGAACAAGATACTTATCCATTAATTGTTGAATACCAGCATAAGTTAAATCCTCATCTCTTTTATGTTTAATGAATCCTTCTATTTTATCCAAATCTTTATCTGAATAAAAGTTCAGAATTTCTGAATCATAAACACCTCTATCTACATTAGTTCTAATAAAGTCTTTCAATCTTGGAAAATTAGTGTAAGTATTAAAAACTTCTTTTCTAAGTAAATAATTTAAAAGTTTAGAAGCTACAAATTGATAATTTGGAGTATCTTCAGTGATCATATCAGAGGCACTTTGAATTAAAACTCTATGAATATCTGATGTGTTTATACCACTATAGATTTGTAGTTTAGCGTTCATTGCTACATCTGATGCGCTAACAGATGAAATTCCATCAGTTGCCCACTCTAAAACTTTATTTACTTTCTCATAGTTAAGTAGTTCTTTTCTACCATCTCTTTTTAGAACATAAATATCTTTTCTCATATATTTTTTATTTTTTTTGTTTTTATATATTAGGTCAATTTTTAAACTAAATATATCAAATTGATTATTTTTAGGGATTTTTTACAATTATTTTTTATAAAAAATCTATATTATTAAGTTTATTCAAATTATATTTGAACTTTTCGTTATTTAAAATTTTAGTTATATTTGATATGTGAACATCATAAATATTTTCATATGAATCAACTCTAAATATTGAATTATCATAATCTGTTATTAAAACAACACCTGTTATAAGTTTATCAGATCCAAATTCATCTTCCCAAACAAACTCAATTTCAGTACCTTCATATATATTTCTATTCATAATTTGTTTAGATTCTAAATTTTTACCAATATGATCTTGTAATTCATTTATTATTAAATTTCTCCATTTATTATCCAATAACTTAAACATATTAAATAGATTATCGGAAAAGTAAACAGATAATTCATTAAATAATTCAACATTGGTAAAACTCTCATTATCTAAATTTTGTTTTAATAGAAAATAATAATGGTTAAAATCAACTCTAGATGGTTTTCTTCGGTTGTTCATAAAATTTAATTCTGTATGTGAAACTAAAACCTCATAAACTTTTTCTTTTACTAGCTTTGATCTAATGTAACTCTCATTATCTATTGATTCAAAATAATAATTTGAAGATTTATCAACTTCTATACTTTCTTTATGATAATATGCGAAACCGTCCAATTCATCCTCACTCAGAGGATCTTCTTTTTTACCCTTGAATATAGAATCATATTTCAATGAGTGTTTGCCATCAATTTTATGTTTTGATAATACAATATCATCTTCTTCACTTGGTTTGGTATCATCTAAGAGATCTTCGTCATCAATTTCAATAACTATATCAATCTCATCACAATCATCTCCCAAATCAAATTCTGATTCTGATTCGGATTCTGATTCATCATCTTCAATATCTTCATTATATTCGGAATTTTCTAATTCATCATCAAAGTCATCATCATCATTGTCTCTATTTTTCTTAGCCATGGATTTATTTATTTTTTTATTATATTTTTTTTTATTATATTTGTTTCTTATTGATCTAAAAATTGATCATTTTCCAAGGTCAAGTAAGTTGAATTCAAATTCAATCTGACCTGAGCTTTCAAAAAGTCACCATCTCTTTGTTTCAAAAGTTTAAATCTATAAAGATTTTGTCTTTTCATTTCTTCGGTTCTGATGATGGCAAAGAAACTATCAGCAGTTTCAGCAATAGCTTTACTCTCAGGAACGGATTCTAATGTTATATCAGAAGAGTTCCAAGCATCTTTAGCAACCTGAACCCCAGTTATTACCGGACACTTATATTTAGCGCCCATTGCTCTTAAAGCTTCAGCTAAATGTTTTCCCTTACTGTATAAGTTATCAGCGTTGGAACCTCTATTAGCAGCAACCAATGTTATATAATCAACAATGATTAGATCGATTTTTACGCCTCTTTTCTCTTTTAACTTTTGAATATAATTATCAAAATCTGCAACGGTTGCGGTACCAGCGGCCCAGAATTTAGTTATTATTTTACCAATTTTCTTTTCAAATAAATCAGTCCCACCTTCAACTCTTTTGAGGTTTTCAATTTTTGTTTTAATTAGATCAACATCTTTAGATTGCTTATCATAATCATTGATAGGTATCTGAAGTCTCATAGCGCCTAATCTCTTCATTACTTTACGTTCACTCATTTCTAAAGTGATATAAAGAACATTGTGACCCATATTTGCGGATTTAACGGCAAAATTCTGCATCCATAATGACTTACCATTATTAGTTTCGGCCATTATTACGTTTAGTGTAGAAATATCCCATCCACCACCGAGCATATGGTCAATAGTTTCAAATCCACATTTAACTTTAAACTTTGAAGAATCTTGAACATGATTTTCAGCATCATCAAAGTCTGATCCCATATCATCATCTTGAATAAAGTTTGTAGAAGACATTTCATCAACAATACATTTTATTCGGTTAGCAGCTTCTACCGCTTTATCAAAATCCGAAATTGAATCTAAATTTCTAGTTTCGTCTATTATATCAACAGTACCAGTTTTAAGTCTGTTTGATAGTACCCAACCATTGAAGTTAGGTTCGATGAAGTTTTTCTCATCGTATTCTTTAAGGTCTACTTGTAAAATTGATTTTAAGATTTCTTTAGTAATAACACCCTCTTTATCTTGTATCGCAATCATGTCGAGTATTTGGCGAGGTGTTGGAACTTCAACATCTGAATTTTTCACCATATACTCTCTAATTACGCCATAAACAAATTGAATTTCCGAATTTCTAAAAAAATATGCCTTTACTATATCAAAATACTTTTTATTCTTTAGAATAAAATTAAAATAAACCTTCTCTAATTGTGGAGTAGTCATGTATCATATAATTATTTTTTTAATCATGTATTATATGATATAGAAGACCTTTGTTTATTGTTCCTTGATTAATTCACCAGATTGATTAGAGTCACCGTCTCCAAATCTAGCAATTTTAGTAATTGTAGGTGTCTCTATCTCATTTTCTATTTCTTTCTCTACTTTATCAGAAATATTTAACTTGCCTTTCAATTTTCTCAAAAGATATGAAATACCATGCTTAGCAACTATAGTAGTAACACCAGCAGTTAACATAAGAAAGTTTTGAGGCATTGTATCTAGATTTAAATCGAATTTATTTACAACATTTGATAAAGTACTCATTATAGGAACCATCATTGATGAATAAGCAAACATATCCATAAATCCACCAACAACAGCACCTAAATGTTTACCAATTATTTTAAATACATTTTTTGTTGATTTTAGACATTTAATTACTTTTTTAACAATACCATCTCCAATACCCTTCATTCTCAACTCTTCTAACATTGATTTGGAATCTTTTATTAATTCAGATTCTTCTTGAGGATCTTTAGGTTTTTTTTCTTCCAAAAATATAATTGAAATAGCAGTTAGTGTTAAAAGGACTATGGTTTCTTTTGTTAATTCAACTGAAGATAGATTCATATTTTTCATTAATTGATTAACAATTGGTAAAAAAGCACCAATGCCAAATCCAAATGTTCCAACTAATCTAAAATTAAGATTTAAATCAGATATTATTTTTTTTAATATTGATTCAGATTCCTCTTTCGATTCAGTTAATATCTGAGTATTAAAGTCATTAATAAAATACTCAATCATCTCTGTTTGTAAAACAAACTTATCATATTTTTTTATTTCCATAATCTTATATATTAATTACCAATTTTCATTATCTGACATGTCTCTTTGTTTAGGATCAATGTTATAAAGTTCTTCAATAGTACCATCAGTTTCCTGTAATTTATAGTAAGTACCTGGTTCTTCTGGTTGATAGTTCATACCAAATCCGTCTTTATAATAACAAAAAGTATCTACAAATGGAAAATATTCATTTCTATAATCTTCAATTTTTGGAAATTTAACTTTTGTTTGTAATTTAACTTCACTACCATTAAATAAAAAAGAAGATGATTTACCAGCTTTTGAATTTCTTATATAATATCCATTCTCATTACCCCATTTAACAAATTGATAATAATCAGATGCTGTATTATAATAAACTCTATCCATTATTTTTTTACCATTTATATCTACCCAAAGTAAACATCTAGCTTTGATCGCATCATTATCATCTAAAAGTGTTAATATTTTAACATCTGGACAAGCTCTGTAAAAATTAACAGATGTGTCGTCATTCATACAAGAATGATCTAAACTTGATCCTGAATATTCTTCATAGTTAGAACTTGTATAAGCTTTATAAACTTTATCTCTTTCCCATATCTCAAATCTACCACTACTAGATGTAGATATCCATCTCTCAACAAAAGTTGATAATTGATGATCTTTAAATTTATCTAATAAGAGTTTTTTAGCCAATCTACCAATTGATATTTCAGTAAATGAAACCTTATGATTATGATAAGTATTGGATAGTACTGATGGATCTTCAGGTTGTAGATTATAAATTCTTATAAAGTCATTACTATTAACTTTCTCACCTTTCCATTTTTCAAAAAAGTAATTGGCTTTTGATACATCTAAATAAGAAGCTTTATCTTTCTTATCAGTTATATTAATATATGTTATATCCTGTTGACTTCTATCTAAGTCTAAAATAGATTCAGCGATAGGATCATTAAATTGATCTATAATCTTCTCTAATTTATGTTTTACTTCTCTAGATAGTTTAAAAAGTCCTTTAATACCAGCCTCTTCGGTGATAAATTCTAAATATTTTAATAATTTCATAATCTATATATAAAAAGTGAAAAAAGTGATTTTTTTATTTAATATATATATTAAAAATAATAGTAAAGAATATGAAATTTATTAAAAAGATTAACGAATTCTTCGGTCAAGAAGAAGAAATCGAAAGAGATGATATCTTCACAGGTGATGAAGAAGAAGGCGATTTCTATTTTGATGAAGAAGAAGGTCATGATGAAGAAGAAGGTGATTTTTCACATGAAGAAGAAAATTGGGGAGATGAAGAAAGTTCATCTTTAGGATCATCAAGAATCAGTTCATTTGATGATTTTGATTTTGGTGGAGAAGGTCATGATGAAGAAAAAGGTGATTTTTCACATGAAGAAGAGTTCAACGAAGTAGAGGAGGATGATTTTTCAGGTAATGATTCAGAAGAGAGTGAAGATTCTGATTGTCATACTTGTGACGAAGAAGAAGAAGGATTAGAAGGTGGTGAAACAGATGAAACATCTTTTGTTGAATCATTTAAAACTTTCAATGAGAAAAAGAAAATACCTGCTGGTCTACAAGCTTATTTAGATAAAAAATCTGGAAAGAAATCGAAAGAGGATGATAAAGAAGAGGATGATAAAGAGGATGATAAAAAATCTAAAAAGGATGATAAAAAAGAAGAAAAGGGTAGCAAAGGTTTAACAGCTGCACAAAAGAAGTTACCTGAAGCTTTAAGAAAAGCTATTGAAAAAAAAAGTAAAAAATAATTTGAGTATCATCGAATTAAATAAATAATATAAAACCACCCAAATTGGGTGGTTTTTTTATGCTTCTATTTTAACATTTATTCGTTTTATAGCATCTTGTAACCAATCTGGTAAATAGTGTGATGAGTGTTTAATAACATCTCCAAACCCACCATCTATGATAATAGTATCAGCGTAATCAACATTTGATCTAACCGGTCTACCAGCCATTTGAATTAAACCACAAACAGTTTTATATGAATACCAATCCGGATTATTAACTTGTCTCATTTTATTTTTCTGTGAAGCTAAACTCGGATAAGGTACTTTTGCAATAATCTGAAAACGAGCTTTATCATCATCAAAACTAACACCAGTATCCATACTAGGACTTACTATAACTGTTGGCTCATTACTCTCAAAATGCATTCTTAACATCTCATCTTTATTTGAAGAGTCATGAAAAATTAATCTTGGATCTTTTATCGAATCATTAATCCACTTGGATAATTCAAATGAATTTGTGTGTATTACACCCTTTTTATTTTTATATTTATCTAATATTTTTTTTATATACGGAATATAAGTTTTGAAAGTATCTTCTTTTGACTTAAAGGACATCTTACCGAGAGGCATATAAAAAATAGGTCTATTTTTTAATGGAAATGGGGATGATATAGAATAATATACGGAATTATCAACATCCAACCCATTTAATTGGCAAAATAAATTTTTATCTAAAATTGTACCAGACATTAGAAATACTTTATCATAATGACTAAAAACATATTTATCCAAATAGTCAAATGACCAAATTGGCTCTAAAGCCAATTCTTTTTGTTTTGTTTTTTCATTCCAATTAGATTCTAATACCCAATTGTTAGAGTTTTCTTTATACTCCTTTAAAAAAACATCAATTTTTAGTTGATATTGTTTTAAATCGGTGATCAAATTCATTATTTTAACATCCGAATTTTTAGTATTTAAAACTTTAGATATTTTTATGTCTCTTTTATCAGATTTAACATCTCTAGGTTTTGATATTAATCCTTTCTCCATACCTTCTATCGTATCTATTATCTCTCCATTTAAAAATGATAAAAAGTCAACATATGATTGTATCGTTGATATTGATTTTAATTTTTTTAAAATATCATATTCATTTGAAAATTTAAATTTCTTTACTATAGTTTCTGTTATTTTAATTGATATAAAATCAGATATAACAGATTCTAATTCATGACATTCATCAACTATAAGAACTCTAGCATCTCTTGATTCCATAAGTTTTTGATTATAAATAGCATAGAGTATGTAAAGATAAAAGTTAGTAAGTGAAATTCCACCACTTATATAATTCTCTCTAGCATTAGAATATGGACAGGATTCACAAGATGTTTTATTTAATCTATTAAACTCACCACCTTGTGCACAAGAACAAGAATAAGATTCACACTCATAATTCTCTTTACCCTTTAAATCCGAAATAGATTCAAATGTGCCAGAGTATTGATCTTGTAAAATTTTGCTATTTGTAATAACATCAACTCTACTAAACTTACCCATTTTATCTTTACAGAGTTTTGATATCATCATAGCTAAATAACTTTTTCCAACACCTGTTGGTAAATTAAGTAGAAATGTTTTATTTGTAGGATTCTTCTCCCATTCGTTTTTTATAAATTCTAGTGCTTCTCTTTGCTCTTTTCTAGGTTTATATTTGGCTAAATCATTTTTTAAAGACATTATTTGGAATTAATTTTATATTTTTTATAGTTTTTTTATCAAAAATGTTTAAAAATCAAGTTTTTTAGTTTTTTTATTAATATATATGGTAAAATAATAAAAAATCCACCATGCACTTACTTGATTACGATGAATTTAATATCTACACAACAATTGAAGATGTAGAAGAATATGTAGAGAAATTGATACACGAAGGATATGAGTTTTCTGATGAAATTCATAAACTATGTGTTGAAAAATTCGGATATAGTTTTAAATCGATGATTGATCAATTATTTGAAGATTAATTCAACTTAACCTTTAAAAAATCTGGTAAATCATTTCTACAACTATTACAAAATATGGGCTTATTTAATTTATTATCCCAAGTATTTTTAAATGAATTATTACTCATTATACAATTATAACTAAAACAATGTTCCATTCCATAATTGTGTAAAATCTCGTGTACAACTACTTTTTTAATTAAAATATCAGAGTTTATATAAATTTCATTACCGTACGTAATTCCATTTACATTAACATCATTATTATATAATTCATCATTAGTTATATAAATATCAACATCTTTAAAAGTATTATATAAATAAAATGAATTGTGACCTAAGTCATTTTGTATTTTTTGGCAATCATAAGAAAATAATTTAGTTTTAAAAATAAAAGGATAAAAATCTCCTCTATATTTTGTTTTTTGATCTTTTTTAATTAAACAATTAAATCCGAAAAAATGTTTAATTGTTTTTTTAACAATGTAAACATCACTATTAGAATGTGAATTTAATCCAATTAAATTCACATCAACATTTCTATTATTTCGTATTAAATATCTATTAACCTGAAATATAACTACTGTAAATAAAACAATAAATATAATAAAAATTATTATTTTCTTCATTTTATTTAATTATATTTCCGATTCCAACTCTTTTATTCTATCCATAACAACTTTTAATTCCTCTTTTTTACTCATCATTATTTTTTTATTCTTTTTTCTATCAGCATAAACATCCTCCAACATTCTCAATGTTGGTGATAATCTTTTTTCAAAAACCACACCATTCACACAAAGTACATGTTTATCATAATCTATCTCTCTACCATTATCACAATGAGTTTTTCTATTTGGATTTTGAATACCTACAAAGGTTTCTGGAGCAATAAAGAATTGTAACTGAGTCGTAGGATACAACGAGGCAAAGTCATATGTACAAACATATCGGTTCATTCCAACAACAGGATCTTTTACCCATCCACCAGCAATAGTTGACTCACCACTATTATCTCTATTTTCATCTTTAAAGAGTACAATATTATCTTGTTTTCTAAATCGGTTTCTTAATACACCCTCTGTGATAGCTAAAGATGCTAAAGCATTATTCATTTGAGAAACAACATCGACAATTCTAATTCTGGATAATGATGAAATCGCATAAACAATTGAAATATAATTTCTAGCTTCATGTATTTTTTGAACTAAGACACTATCGACAGCGTTATAATACATGAATGTTTCGAAATCATCTTCGTATAGTTTTTGTAATGATCCAGTATACTTGATTTTATCAACGCCTACTAATTTTTGTGAAACAAAGTCCAAAGAGGAAGACTCTTTAACTTTAATAGAAGTATCACAAATCTCATATAATTGCATGTAATCAAATATCATTCTATGAGATGGAACTTCAAATTCAGTTCCCCACATTTTATTCAATCTTTTAAGTGGTGATGAAACTGATGGATCTATTTTATACTCTCTACCATTCATCCATTTTGAAATCTTTCTAGAACGATTAACTAAATATAACCAGTCATAGTTAAGGAAGTTCCAACCGGTTATTAATGGCATTTTTGGTATCATTTTATAGAAAAAGGCATAAAGCATATCAAACTCATCCTCATACTTAACATATTTAAACTTATAATCTGATCCGAATTTTTTAAAATACTCATTTGTATTAACTCTAATCCTATCCTGCATATCATCTGGCATATCTTTCAATCCCAAAAGTATAATCTTATCGTCATAAACTATTGATATTGAAAGTACTTGTGTTGCAGCTCCTTCTTTTTTGACGTTACCTTCAGAATCTTTAACATCGGCAGCTTCGGGGAAACCATCAACAATTTCAGTTTCGATATCTATAAAGTATATTTTTGGTAAATTAAACTCGAAAAGTTCCTCCTGTTCTTCTTCAGGAAGAGCATCTAAATATTCATAGATTGCATATCTGTCTGGTCTCTCAACTTGAACTTGTTTAACTGATTTACCATCCCAAGATTTAAATGTTGGATGTTTAAGTATATCATTATCTTCACATGTAACATATTTCATTGGATTGTCCCAATCATAATATTTCATCTTAATTTCACCAGATTTATCTACGTAACTACATACTAATTTTTTGGTATTTGTTAAATATTGTGTTTCGATCAGCATATTATTATAATTTTTATACCATGTTATATAAAACATAACTAAAAAAGTTAATGTATTGTGGTAAATTTGAATTTGAAATGTTTTTAAAATGAAAAACCCACTAAAATAAATTTGAGTGGGTTAACTATATATAGTTTAATCAAAAATCACAATCATAATATTCCAATAGAATATTATTTTTTTCAATAATGAATTGTAATTCATCTCTTCTAATCAAATTATCTTCATAGAATCTACCTAATTTGAATAATGTTCTAATAAAAGGTATTTGGTCATTTGTATTAATATCACTCTCATCAATCATAAGACATACAACTCTTTTATCATCTTCAGAATTCCAACCAACAACACCATCAGAGTCTCTATCCAAACCTCTTTTACCCCAAGTGATAAACTGAGTTCTCAAAAACTCACCAGTTGGTGTCCAAACAATTTTAATCCAGTCCCCAATTTCAATATTTGGATTTTCATCTCTCAAATATATTCTTGTCCAAAAATAAACTTTTTCAGGTGTAATGTTTATTTCAACATTATCGTTAATATTATCATTTAAATCTGTAGTATCAATATCTTTTAATTGTTCTTTAATTATATCATACAGTGATTTTTTTTCTATACTCATTTTTTATCAATTATTTTTTTAAACTTTATTAATTGTCTATTAATCCAATTTTTTTCCATCCACTCTAATCTTATTTTATGTGGTAATGACATGAAATGATGAATTAAATTCAATTTTTGATCATATCGGTCTCTATATTCAACTCCATATTTTTGGCAATCCTCTTTAGATAATTCTTCAATCCTCCAATGTGAGTTCAATTCCATCATAGGCCTAACAGAAAATTGAGTAGAATCTTCTTCAAACCAATCATTTATTAACTCCTGGTCCCAAAACCTCTCCGTTAAAAATTTATAATTATTATAAACAGCATCTTCATATTTTTTCAATAATTCTTTAACATAAGAACTTTTTATTAAAATAGAACCACTATTTAAATGTCTCCCTCCATTTTCATCATTAACTGATATTATAATTGGTTTAGTTTCACCATTTATTATATCTTCTAATTTGAGATCGTGATTATTAACTATAGCATCAGCGTCTAATATCCAAACCCAATCATACTTATCAACATTTATATCATAGAATGATGTTATTTTTAACCATGCTGGATGATAATTTATTTCTTCCTTTTTAGCAGTGTATAAAAAATAATCGTAATTCCATTTAATAGAATATTCAATATTGGTTGGTAAAGAATACATAGAATAATCTTTTATATCAGGAGTTATAACTTGAACTATAAGTATTTTCATATAGCAATTTCTAATTTTTGTGAGAGTTTTTCTATACCATCTATATCCGATATAATAAAATCATCAACAGTATAATCATAAAAATTTTTAACCTCTTTTAAAGATATTGTTGGGTTTATATTTAAAGTATCTCTTTCCAGTATCTCTCTAACCGAATCCATATGTCTATCATATATATGTAAATTTTGAACTAAATGGCAAAACTTACCAATTTTATAACCACAGTGAGATGCGACCATCATTTGGAGAGCAACATATTGTATCTTATTGATGTATCCAGCCATGATGTAATCGTTGCTTCTTTGAGTTAAAGTCATATCAAGATAATACTCACCATCAATTTTTCTAACAGACCACATTGTTTCATAAGCGCAAGGAAATAAACCATTTGTTTCTTTTAAATCCGCATATTGAAACATATTTATAATATGTCTTCTACCAAAAGGATCATTTTTCAAACCATATAAAATATCATTCATTAAATCATATCTTTTTATGGTAGCACCATATCTTTGTCCAATTGTTTCATCTCCAATATTCCATTCTTCCCACCAATTAACCCCCATTTCACGAGCAACTGCTAATGAACTAGTTTGTTTTTGATAAATCCAAAGAACCTCCTTAATACCGGTTTTAATTGCAGTATTTCTAAGAGTTGTAATTGGAAACTCTCCTTTTGAAAGGTCATACTCTTCAAATCTACCGGTAATAAATTTTGTATAAGCTGGTGTACCATCTTTCCACTTTGCTCTAGGATTTTCATCCCAAGAACCTTCTGATAAAATTTTATTTAGGTTCTCTATGTAATATTTATCTGCTTTGTTCATTATTTAAATTTTCTTTTTCGCAATGGCAGAATGTTTTAAATAAACCACATTTATCATGGTATTTTCCATACAATTCTTCATTTCTATTATTTATGTTAATAACTATTTGATGTGATGGATTTTTAGGATCTAATCCATCATTAATATTCTTCTTTTCCATTTAATAAATTGTTTAATTTTGTTTCTCTTTTAAGAGATTTTATATAATCATCTAATAATATTATTTCTTCACTACCATCTATTCTTATGGTTTTAACACTCATCTGATCATAAATATTTAAATAATAATATTTTTTATTATACCCACTGATATTATTTGTTGTCTCTATATCATCATATCCATAAAGATCATAACTAAATGAAATTATTTTCTTAACTGGTAAATCCAAAATTATTTTCTGTAAGTATGAATTCATAATATGAAAATCATCAATAATCAAATAATCAATTTTTTCTTTTTGTATATATTCTTTGATGATTTCAATAGTTTTAATATCATTTGATAAATGAGTAAATGGAATTTCTCCTAATCCATATGAATCAATTCGAAATTGATAGTTTGAAACTTTTTTAAAATTCTCACCATATTCATAGTTTTTATTAAAGTAAATCCAAGCTAAGTTATTATAGATGTTTAGAATTTCGGATATAGAATATAAAGTAGAGGTTTTACCACTATTATTACAACCAACTATTAAACTTAAATCATCATTAAACATTATTATATATTTGTAAGTTTTTCAACTCTAGTGAGTAAAGAAGCCATAGCTTCTTCTATATTATCAAATAGAGGTATAGATTCTCTAGAACATACTATCTGAACATTTCCTCTTCTCCAGAATTTTTTTGGACAACAAACTATCAATTTGGAAGGATTTATACCGGATATATAACCAAGTTCTAATAATGATATTGGAGACATTGTATCTTCTACAAAATTCATAAAAATAATATCAGAGTTATCTATGTTATTCATTTCCCAATTCACTTGATTTCTAAATTCAGGATTAGTCTCACATTGTTCCCAATTCATATCCCATGAAATTCTTCTAGGATTATAAACAGTAACATTATGTCCACTAAGAAGATTTTCTACTTCTGATTGCCAATCAATAGCTTTTCCCATTTCAATGGATCCTGCTAGGAAAATTTTAGGTCCTGAAAAAGTCTGTGAATTTGAATCTGGTTTGATAATCTTTGCCATATTTATTTTATATCTTATAAGGTGAAAAGTTTTGCCATTTAGGATCATACCAAAAAGTCCTGCCTGTTCCATCTTTACAAGAGTTTCCCTTTTGATAATAAACCCAATCTCTGAAAGCTTCATAATCAGTATCGAATGGTGAACGCCAGTCTTTTAATTGACCACCATTCAGTTCATATGATTTTAATTGAACATCTCTACACATCTCTATTATTTGTGGGTGGTTTATTAATGCGGTTCTAGCAACTTGAAAAGGATTAATATCTAAATAATATAATAAACTACTTCTGAGATAATTACCAATTCCATTAAAGTACTTTTGGTCTAAAATTGCCTCACAGATTGGTTTATCAAATATTTTTTTATTTAAATTTTCCAAAATGTTTGATTTAAACTTTTCAAAATTTTTTATTGAGTCAGGTCCTCTTTTTGTTCCAAATCCACCAATTTTATATTTAGGTCCCATATAAAGACCATATAATATTAAAGACCAACCATCTATTGTATCAAATCGAAGGCGAATAAATTTAGTAGAATTCCATTCTGAAGTTCTTACCCATTTCCAATTTCCAGACATTCCCATAAACACAGAAACATTAACCCTTTGAGAAAAAGATGTAACATCATGATATACATATACTAATAATTCTTTACCGTTGAAATCTGAACTTAACTTAAATTCACCATCTAATAGTTTAAATTCTTCTGGATTGTTTCCTTTTAATACATGGAAAGATTTTTCAAAAACTTTATCACTACAATTCTTATTGATAAAGTCTGACATTATTCTTATTTCTACCCCTTCTGGCATAACAATTCTTTTATTTTTATCTCTCTTATGACGGCTTTCAGAAAAGTTTTTGCAGGAGCCTTTGTAAATTTGAAACCATCTGAAAAATAAGAACGACCGTCATCATAAATATCAGGACTATCAAAATTATATTCATTTGATAACCAACGCATGAAATTCATCATGTTCGTGCCAAATACAGATGATTCGAAATTATTTTTTACAAGAACTCTATCCATCTCTTTCATAGTTTCTGATTCAGTAAAATTAATTAATTCTTCATCTTTATCTTGAAGATAGTTTAATACAGATTGACAACACTCTAATAAGTCTAAATTATCCATTACATTTCTTTTTAACCCATTTAACTAATATGTCTCCGTGACAAGACTTTCCACCACCACCTTCATTTTTACACCAACAACCAAGAGTTTTATCTCTTAACTCATAAAGAGAATTCATTAATTCTTCATTAGAAAGTAAATACTCCTCATAAGCGTCAATAATAACCTTACGAGGAGTATCTTCTCCAAATTTCTCTCTTAATTCTTTGGGATAAGCCCACTTATTGAAACCATCATTTGGTAAACGACCAATATAAATATCATATGGTTCTTTTTTAAAATGAACTACCCTTATTTTATGATCCCATTTCTTTTCAGGCTTTTTAAAACTATCGAAAAAATCATCACTCATAATTCAAAATATTTCTTATTATATCACACTCCTCTTCTGTTAAACCAATCCAACTTCTACATTTAACTACATTATGTACATGTGGTTCTATATCAAACACTCTATCATCAATAACAACATAGTTATCTACTTTGTTATGGAGTAACCATTCCTTTATTTCCAATCCTCTATCCTGTTGGTCTAAATTTGGTGTATAATCAAATATTTCTATATCAATTTCTTGATTAGTAAAAATATCTTGTAATTCCTCTTTTGTGTGATTTAATTTCCAAGTAGAAGTTATTACTGGCTTGAGATCGAACTCTTTACATAGTTTATTGTAGTTTAAAATAGCTTTTTTATCCCACTTTTTTCTCCAATGTGGATTCAATACACCATCAATATCGGTAAAAATTACAATCATTTATTTTTCCTAATTTCTTTTATTTCACCAAGTGCTTTTAGGATTAAATCTAATTCAGGAACTACATCATCGATTAGTTCTATAGATGATTTTTTACCTTTTAAAATCCAATAAATAAAATGACTAACTACAAACATAGTAATAGTTAAAAAATCTATTGGAAAAAATCCAAGCCAATGGAAAACACTCCAAACTCCAATAAAAACTATTATTGAGGCAAACCACAAAAAACTCTCAGTAAAAAGTGATCTCAATACTTTAAGAAATTTAAAATATAAATTGAATTGTTTATCGGTATATTTACTAGTTCCTTCTAGTTCTTCTTTTTTAATTTCTTCGTAACTTTTCATAATTTTATTTCATTACTTATTATCATATTCCCACTCAACTATATCAATCATTATCATAGATCCGCTTATTGGGCATCTAAATTCCATACAATTTTCTCTTTTACAATTACATCTATAGCACCAATTTTTATTTCCATTGGAGTCTATAACAAGTAAATCTTTTCCTTTATCCGGAATTTTCTCACTAAGTTTATACATTTAAAATTTTATTAATTTTATCGTTACGACCATCACTCTTTATAGAAGATATTAGTTCAATAATTTCATATCTATGAATATTTGAATTTAATATAATACCGTTGTTAAAAAGAATATGTATAGCTGGTTCAAGGTTACCATCACTCATAACCTGTATAGATTTGATATCATAATTCTTTAGAATTTCTTCATTAATATTTAATTGTTTTATTTCTTCTAACATATAATTTATATTTTAATTTTTTTAATTTGTTATATTATAAATCAAATTTAATACATTGTTCGGTTATATATTTAGAGTGTTCTAATTGTAAGTGTGTTGCTAATCCAATTGTTATGTGTAAACCAAAATATGGACTTGGATCTAATCCGACAACCGTTCTTATATTATGAGCATCATCTGAATAAGCTTTTAACCACCAGTGTCCTTTCTTATTAGAACGGATATCTAATGGGTTGTATTGAATTGTTATTTCTTTACCATGAAAAAGTTGTCGACCCATTTTATATAAATCATCATCGACAATATCATTTATTATCGTGAGGTGAGTTCCTCTTAAAGGTTTATTAAGATTTAGATTAAATCTCTTTTTAAGAAACCAAGCGTAGTAAGACCAAGTATCATCATCAATTTCAAACCTAACAATAGCGACTTTTTTCCATGAAGATTGGTTATCATGTTTTTTAGTAACATTGATTGGATCAAATTCTAATATGCCTTTAATAGTAAACATAGATACAAAAATAATAAAAATTATTTATATCTCAAATTATTTTGATATAATATTATTATAAAATTTAGAGTAACTATAGAATAATTTATCCAAAGAAAAAATCCTATATTAAAATTAAAATATAAAATATAATGAATTATTAAAGTCAATACCATTGACATGGTCATAAATAAATTGAACTTTTTATAAAATTTATTAGATATGAGAAGTTTATTAACTCTACTTTTAAAAATATAAAAGAACAATTTTAATTTACCATTTTGTAAAAAATATAATTTTTCATCTCTATTACATTTTTTACAAAGTGTAAAATCTTCTTCATTCTTTACAAGTTTATCCATTTGGTCATAAAATTCACCTAAATCAACATCACATTTGTAACATTGAGTACCAACTCTTTTATAGAGATAATTATACGATATATCTTTATCTTTATTTTTATTAATATAATAAAATGTATATGATACTAAAATTATATTAAAAAGTGACCATATTAAACTTAAACTCATATTATTATTTTTTATAAAGATAATAAAAATATTCAAAAGAATGTTTAAAATCTAATATATAAAAATAAAAAATAATTATGGATAATAATTTAATTAAAAATCAAACAATTTCAACAGAAGAAGTAAATCTTCTAAGAGAGAAATTCATCACTGAATACTCTAAAAAAAGAGGATGGAATTCTAAAGAATTAACATCCACTCAAATGTTGGAAATCACTAGTCAAAAAGAGTTTAAAACACCTGGAATGATACTAGGATAATAAAGAAAACCACTCAATTGAGTGGTTTTTTACTTTAGTTTATAATATCATCTATTCTACTATTCCTAAAATCTATTAGAGTTACAAAGTTATTTTTATCAATAATAACTATTTTATTATTTTCATCTTTGCAAGTCCAAACAGCAACTCTTGTAGTTTCTTTATTTGGTGAATAATTTTTTTCTTCAATAACATATTCTTTACCAACTATTAGATCACCATCTTCACCACCTTTATAGACTAAAATTCTATCTTTTAATTTTAATTTCTGTGTTAATCCAAAAAATAGAATGTGTGGAAAATGTATGTGTTCAAATTTTTCAGAAGTTAAATCCATAATCAGTTTTTTTTTTCTTTAATTTAATCGTCTCTGATATTTCTTCTCTTGGAATACTTTTCAACTCTTCGATATGATCCATTAAATCATTTCTATTTCCAATATATTCAACTTTACCAGACGGACTTTTTGAATAAAGTGAGTGACCATTCCATATAATTTCTTTTAATTCAGAACAATCATTTGTTAAAAATAACCACTCATAGATTATTTCTTTTTCAAAATCCACTTGATAATTACTTATATAAACTTTTTTAGTTACACCATCCAAAGAAACATGAGTATAGTTATCAACATTCCAATTAGAATCATCAGATACATATTCAACTTTATTATTAGATTTACTCCCGGAGTATGATCCACCTCCCCAGAAACCCCAATCATCATAATCATCATAATCATCATCGATTGAATTTTGGTCTCTCTCAATTGGTAATGTTTCCCAATCAATGCTAACAACTGTTCTACACAATCTTTTTAAGAATTCTATATCTTGACTTTCGCGATGAGTGTGTTCATTATAATAACCAACAGAAATGTTTGTACATTCTGGAATTAAACTCATAAATTTAGCAGAGTCTGTTAAAATACCTGTATTATCTGGAGCCATTTTCATACCATTGTCGGTAGAGTTCATTCTTTTTGCTAATTCTAATGCGAAAGTTTCTGAACAACATCTACCAAACATTTGATAAGTGATAATTGAGTCTGTACCTCTTCTATCAAAAGAAACACATTTAGTGATATGTTCTGAAAATGGATTTGAAGTCCAGGTTGCTGAAACTTTTCTAGATCCAACACAACCAACTTCTTCTCCTAAAAAGAAATAATATAATCCGGGAACCTCTTTATTTATCATATAAGAAATAACAGTCATTCCAGCTTTATCATCAGCTCCTAATATTGATGTGCCATCTGTTCTAATTATATTACCATCAAAAACGTGGTTAACTCTTTTTTGAGTAGAATCAGCAGTGTCTAAGTGACAAGTAAACATAGTGGATGGTTTTTCACCTATTAGAAGAAAGAAGTTTCCATATTCATCTTCTTGAACATTTTGTGGTAGATTTTTAATTAATCCGGATTCAGTTCCGTGAGGGTATGTAAATCTAGTTAATTGTAAAAACTTTTTAGTAATTCTCATTTTTACTTATTTTATGTTTAAAATATATTACAAATATAAGGATAAAATTTAATTTAGAATCATTTTAAATAAAAATTATTCATCATCATCAAAAAGAATATCTATTTTCTTGTCTCTAATATAAGATTTCTTCAAATCATCTAAAGTGGATGTCCAATTACTTATTCTTTCGGTTATTATAGTCTCTGATTTTATTGGGAATGATAATGATGTTGGTGTTATACCATGATTATATTTAGTTATAACATGGTAGTCAGAAACATCGTCACTAGTTTTATAATTGAATTCCTTTGCTAATATTATTAGTTTAATATTTAAATCATCACAAATGCATTTAAATTTATCAATTTCTATTAAATTAAATCCCCATAAATCTAATACTATTAGATTACATCTGAATAAATTTCCTGGTTCACTAACTAATTCTCTAAAATGTTCCAGATTTTTAAAAATAAAATTATTAGGCATTTGATGTTTTATATTAGAATTTTCTCTACAAAATAGAATAGAATTCCAACCATCAAGTTCTAAAAACTTAGTAATTTTAGAAACCGAATTTGAAACATCATTTGGAGTTCCAGTGAAATAATTATATTTTTTTAAAGTGATCATTTATATTAATACATTCTTTATTTACATCTACTATATATTTAAATTTTTGCAGAAACCTTCTACCAATTAGAAGTGGATATTTCATTTTTTCTCTATTACTTAATGAAATTTGTAATTTATACTCTTTATTTCCTAATAAAATCGGTGTTATTATACTCCATCTTTCTTGTTCATCACCAAATGAACTTTTAACATCTATAATTTTAAATTTATCAAATATATAATTGTTATTGCCAATTTTAACATTTAGTTTATTATCTACTAAATTTATTTCATCACAGTGTAAGACATTAGACCAAGCACCAGTATCTATTTTACCAGGTATATTCACTAGTTTAAGTTCTGGGAAATGAAATAATTCTCTCCATCCAACAATATTCATAAATAATTATTTTATAATTAAACAAAGATAATAAAAATATCTATAAAAGATAAAAATAAAATCAAAATGAATTATAATTTTAGCTGCATTATATTATATAGACATAATATACAAAGATGGAACAACTTAAAAAGAGTTTTGGAATGGTTAAATGGATTTTCAGGAGTTGAGGTAATAATAGTAGAACAAGATACACATTCTAAAATAGAACATCTGAATTTTACCGCTAAACATATTTTCACAAAAACAAATTTACCATTTAATAGATCATGGGGATTTAATGTTGGATTGAAAAACTCAAATTCTGATATTATTGTTTTTACTGATTGTGATTTAATTATGGAACCAAATTCTTTTATCTCAGCGATAAAAAAAATAGAAGAGTATGATATGGTTAGTCCATATAGTTCTGTTGTGGATTTAAATCCGGAAGAAAGTCAACTTCAAATGGAATCTATATTTGGAATTAATCGACCAGGTAGAGGTGAGGAAGATCATCAGAAGATAAATATTTGTGGAGGTATTACAATATTCAGAAAAGAATCTATTATGAGAATAGGTGGATGGTGCGAAGAATTTATTGGTTGGGGGGCAGAAGATGACTTTCAAACTATTAAAGTTGAAAATTTCTTAACACATTATGAACAGAAATCAAGATGTTATCATCTATATCATGATAGAGAAGCTCCTGATATGAAGTGGTATCAACGAAATTTACAATTACTTCAAAAGTATAAATCTTTATCTAAAGAGGATATTGCGAAATCAATTAACAATTCTTTGAAAAAAATAGGAATGAAAAATATTTATGATAACTTTTAAAGATAAATTAAAATTAATAACTTCATTCAAAGAAGAATTGGATAAAAAATCTCTTCCACAATCACAGATTATGTATATGGAGATGATATCTGAAGACGATGAAGAATATATGAGAGAGGTAAAATCTCGTAATAGAGATTTAGCTATAGATATTTTATTAGATGATAAAGATGAGTCTGAATGGGAAAATAGACATATTTTACCAGAAAGAAAAGATTTAGATGTTTCTTCTCAATATAAGAATGTAACTCAATATATGGGAGTTGTTGCTCCTAAAATAATGTCTATGAATGTTACAGGTAAACAATTTATTAGTTATGAAGATGTTTATTCTCAAGTTATTGACTTTTTAGAAAAACAAACTCAAAATGCCAAAACATTATATAATCTTCCAACATCATCTTTAACATTTATACCAACTAATGATCCTAATAAAACCAATTCAGAAAATGATGAAATTAATTCTCGTAGATTGATTACTAAAATAATGATGGCTTCTAATATAATCGCTCAATATGGTAGAATTGGTTCCGGAAAATCTGTTTTAGTTGGAAATAACGTAATTAGTAAATATCCATCACTTATTAATAATTTAGATGAGAATGGTATGATAAATGGTATGTTATTTATTGTAGAACCGGGAATTGACCCTGATAAAATTATTGTTTGTAGAGGTAATAATGCAGATCAACCAGGTATTATTTTAATGACTTTCCCAAATGATATGAGATTTTTCTTAAAAGAAACTAATTTTTCTTGGCATAGACAATATTGTTGGTTTAGTATAAAATAAAAAAAGACATCATTTGATGTCTTTTTTTTATGCAGATACTCTTAGTTTGTCGTATTTAATTAATAACTTATAAAGTTTTTCCCACTCATCTTGTGGATTTAAAACTTTTTTCTCAAACCATTTATTATTGTTCATGTATTCAACTACCATCCCTATTTTTAAATCGTTCATAGTTTTTGGTACCCAATATCTTTTAGATTCTTTGAATGAGAAGGATATACCATTGTGTATATATGATTTATAGTTAGAATCTGTATTAAATAATATTATATCAAGTGGGTATTCAGAACCATTAAAGCTTACTTTTTTTGCGCCATCTTCACCACTATATTTAATTATGGCTGAATCTTCATGTAATTGATTTAGAATAAAAATTGAATCTCTTCTAAGAGATTCGTTATCAACTCCCCATGCTATTATAGATTCTTCAAAATTACCATTGAAATACTCATTTATTGGTATAATTTTATATTCTTTAGCATAAAGTATAGATATTATCTCATTTAATCTCTTTGAAGAAATTATCAAATATGATGAATTTTTATTTTCTAGAGCTGTCATGATTTATATATTAAAATATTTATTTATATATTAATTATTTTAAATCAAATTCTCTGATTATATGTTTATTAAAAATATTTTCTACATGAGGTCTCCATTTTTTAGTTATTATGATACTATCATGAACAGTTACTAATTTTATTTCAGGATAAATACTCATTATTTCTCGTATTATTTTATTATAAATCAAATTTGATTCAGCTTTTTGTAACTCATATGCTAATATTTTATAATCACCTCTTTCTTTTTTATACAATTTTATAAAATTGTGTATTGTAGGGAACAATTCTTTAAATATTTTATCAGATTTGCTATTTGATGCATTTTTACCAAATAGAACTTTATATGTTATTTCTTTTGCTTTTTTCTTATCTGATATTTTAAGATGATCCATTAAATATTGATAAAATAATCCATTTAATGTTAAGTATTTAAATAATTCTAATTCATCATTTTTAACCCATAGAGTTTTTGAATCTATTATTATTTTTGCTAAAAATAAAGGTTGGCTATTTTTAATGTCTAACTCATGAGTTTCTTCACCCTCAATTAAAAGACAATTCTTTCTAATAAAAGATTTTAAAATTGTAAAGTTGGTGTGCATTCTACCATAGTTATCAAAATGGTAAAAAATATGTTTATCACTTATACACTCAACTGAATATCTATTTTTATTATAGATATCATCATCATCTGATTTTAAATTATCTAAATAAAATATAGATCTATAGAAATCAATATCAATCGAAAATAAATCATCTACTAATTTTAATTTAATATCATCATCAATTAGATTATTTTTAATACCTTGTTCTATTTGAGAGACATTATTTTTATATTTTCTCAAAAGAACTTTATCCGAATTTGGATATCTTTTAATTGCGGATTTTAATATAGATTCATTTAGTTTATAAACCCTAGCATTTTCACCTGCTTTATAATTTCTTACAAGTTCAATTATATTATTTTCTAGTAAATAATTTATATAATAATTATATAAATGTCCATACTTTTCTTTTAATATAGTTGACATAATACTAAATCTATTTTCTTTTTTGAAATAATATTTTAATATTAGATTATGTGTTATATCGATTAGATATGATGTTTTTAATTTTTTTTCTTTATAGATGAAATTTTTACACTTAGATACTTCTTCTAAAGAAATTGGTAAAAATTGAAGACTATTTTTTTTATTTTTTAATTGAGATCTTATAGATATTTCTCTTTTAAAGCTTTTAACTTTCATAAATATTATATCATATTACATGTTTTAGTTCTTCTTTTTGAAAATTTTATTAATCTTATTCTTTCTCAATTCAGCCTTTAATACTGATACTAAATGTTTTTCAAAATCTAAATTTAAAGATTTTTGTTTAATTAGATCTTCATGCATTTCTTTAGTCCAAATAGCTTTAATAGAGGTCTCTTTCATTATTTTAAGGACATTTTAGATTCATCTCCAGGCATTGGCATTTTACCACCTTTTCCTTTCTTTTTCTTCTCTTCTTCTTCACCTTTTTGTATCTCATCAAATATATCAGGGTATATTTGACCTGATGCATCCGTATCAACTTTAAAATCTATATACTCATCAAAGTCTAATAAACCAGTTCTGGTTAATTCTATTTCTATAGTTTTATTTAAATGCATATCAATAATTCCATTTATTTTATCAACGAATAGATTAAATAACTTAACTGTATTTTCACTAAAAAGTCCAATAGCTTTTTTTCTCTTTATATTAAAGGAGCTTAGTATAATTTTGAATATGTATTCTAGTTTTGGATTTTCACTTATGTAAGATTTCGTCATCTTATTAGATATCAACTCTTTGTTTATTTTAAATTTCTCCTTATCAAAGAACTCTGGTATATTAAAATCAAAGCTTATGAGGTCTTCTTTTACGTCACTTAAATAGAAATTATATAATTTTGAAATTAAATTAATATAAATTTCATCTCTTTTATAACCTTTTAATTTTAGATCGTCTAAATTTACAGATTGGCAAAAATTTAAAAAATTTATTATTAGTAGTGAATAAATCTCAACATAATCAGTCTTATTAGAATCGTTCATCTTTTTATAAAGAGGATTTAATAATTGAAATGAAACATCATTTCCTTGTGATCTAATTATTAATTTTTCTATGTTTTTTTGAAAGTCGCCATCCATTAAAAATGAATTTTCTGAAAGAGGATTTAATATTTTATAAAAGAAGAAGGTGAATGATTTATCACCAAATACATACTCTAAATCTTCCTCACTTGTATTTAAAAAGTATTTTATAGCTTCTTTCATCTTTTCGGTAAGAATACCATTAAATATAACAGGTATCATATCAACATTCAATAATCTAGAATATTCATCAATTTCTTCAATATTAATATCATATTTACCATTTTTAAAAATGGTTGTTAGTATTAATTTATTTTTAGGGACTTTATCATATTCAATATTTGCTGGTTGATTATCTGGAAAATATTCAAAACAAAACCACCACTTTCTATTTAAAAGTGATTTAACTCTTAAATCTAATGAGTTGAAATAATCTATTGCTGGATTATAATAATTTTGCATAGCTAGATCTATTAGATTAATAGATTCGCTATTAATTGATTTTGGTTTTATTTGAAATTTATCACCATCCCAATTTACCCATATTTTACTACCTTGTATGTCTTCAAATATTGTAATTTCACTTTTAAAAATTGAATTTAAAAAGTTTTCCGTTTCTAACTCATTTAATGTTTTCAAATTCTTCATAATTATTATAATAGTAAATTGTTTTTTTGTTTATTAAACTAATTTATATATAAAAAATATAAATCCTATTATGGATAAAATGTTAATTATAACACCACACTTATCAACTGGTGGGTTACCACAATTCTTACTCAAAAAAATAAAAATTCTTTTAAAAAAGTGGAATATCTATTTAATAGAATGGGATGATATTACAGGTGGTAGACTAGTTGTTCAAAAAAATGAGTTAAAAAGTTTATTAAGTAATAGGTTAATAACTTTAAGTGATAATAAAAATGAAATATTATCATTAATTAGTAGTATCAAACCAAAAGTTATTCATTTTGAAGAATTCCCAGAGACTTTTGTAAGTCATGATTTATTAAATTCAATATTTGTTGATTTGAAAAACGATTTAAATTTTTATATAACAGATACAACACACGGAACTGGATTTAATAAAAATGATAAAAAATTTATAGCCGATAAAACAATGTTTGTGTCTAATATAAATTGGACACAGTATAATGAAATATCTAATTTCTCAGAGGTTATAGAGTTTGAAATTGATTCTAAATTATACAGAGAGAATAATTTAATTGAATTAGGGTTAAACCCCAATCAAAAACATATTATGAATGTTGGATTATTCAATTTTAATAAAAATCAACATGAAATATTTGAATATGCTAAAAAGATGGAAGGTGATAATGTTATGTTTCACTTCTTTGGTAATATGGCAGATAATTTTGTTGATTATTGGAAACCTCTAATTGAGAATACTCCTAATAATTGTAAAATATGGGGAGAAAGATCTGATTTACATAGATTTTATAGATGTGTTGATTTATTTATCTTTACTTCTAAATTGGAAAATAGACCTCTATCAGTTTTGGAAGCCACTTCATATGACCTACCAGTATTAATGTACAACTTGAAAACATATGGTCAGGATTTTTCAAATTTTAAAAATATTAAATTTTTAACAAATGATATTAATATGAATGTTGAATTGATAAGAAATGGATTGAATATTCAAAAAAATGAAAAAGTATCAGAAATTTCAGCATATCATATGATAACAGATATTGATAGTGAGAGAGAAGTTCAATCACAAATATCATTAACTAAATTGGAAAAATTTGGAATTAATTACAAAGCATTGGTTAATAAAAGATGGGTTAGTTTACCACCATCAGAAACATGTGAGTATCCTGATAAAATTAGTATGGAACCAGGGGGTAAACTAACACCGGGTCATTATGGTTGTTATTTGGCTCACAAAGATGCTTTTTATAGAGGATTGAATGATAATGTTGATTATATTTTAATATTTGAATGTGATGCTATTATCGATGTAGAAACTAAAGAATTTGTCGATAGTGTAAAGTTAGCATGTGAAATATTAAATAAAACCGATTTGATGATGTTTTCATTTGGGTTTCATAACGGTGTTAATATTATTGATAAAAACTCGATATATTGGACCGTTAATGGTTTTTATGGAGCACATGCATATTTAATTCCTAAAAAGAGTTTTGACGTAATTGATGAAATGTATAGAAATTCAAAATGGAATGTAACTGATTTACTTTTTTCGGAAAAGTTAAATAAGTATAAAATAGGAATATTTGAAACTCCACCGACAAAACAATCGGCTGGTTATTCAATATTAGATAAAGTTTATAATGAAGAAAGATACTAAAATAGGTTTTATAATAACATACTTTCATACATCGGAGGAAAGTATAAACTTACTCAAAAAAAATATTGAGACTCTAAGTAAAGAAGATTATTACTTAGTATTATCAAGTCACTCGCCTATAAGTAGTGACTTACAGGAATTATGTGATTTCTATATTTATCAATCAAAGAATGTAATCGATAATAGAAAATATTCACACGGAGTTGCTGAAAGTAATTTGATTGAATTGGCTATCAAACATCTCAAAGATCAGGATATTGAATGGACTTATAAAGTAACTTATGATGTTGAGATAAATGATGTTAATAGATTTTTAGATTGGAGAGTTGATGAATATCAATTTGTTTCATGTAATTGGGGTGATAATATTATTTGTACAAATTCTTTTTATTCTAAAATAGATTTTTTATTAGAAAATATTAATTTTTATCGAACTATCGACGAGATGTTTACATTAAATACTGTTTTAGAGAATTGTTGGGAATATTCCTTTAGACAAAATGGAGTTTTGGATAAAATTTATTCTTTCAAAGATAAATATGAATTTTATGGACCAAATAAAATAGACATTCTTTATTATAATTATAACGATATTGAGTTTTGGTATTCAAAAGATGATGCTAAATTTTATCTAAAAAATACAAATCCAAATATAGAAGATTTCCATATAAAAGTATTTGATTATTACACGGATTTGTGTATTTATAATAATACTAATTTTAATTTAAAATCAGGATACATATATTGGTTTATTCCACCATTTTTCAATAATGGAATTGATAATAGAAATGGATATTATTTAGAAACAAAAATCGGAGATAATAATATTAGAAAAAATATACTAATTGATGATTTTGATTACAAACATGTTTTTTGTAAAAAGTTTAAAACTTATAAAAATGAAAATATAGATTTTTTATTTGGATATTTAAACGATTTCTATAAAATTTATACTGAGTTAAATTTTGATAAAATTAGAAATTTTGTTGACTTGGGTGCTAATTATGGAATATCCAGCATTTTCTTTATGGAAAGATCTATAAAATGTTATTTAGTTGATGCTGATACTAGGATGATAAAACTATTAAAAAATAATTTTGATAAAAATTCAAATAATAAAGTTATACATCAGGCAATTTATTCACATGATGGTGTGATAGACTTTTTCGAAGATTCTGATTGTTCTATGGTATCTAGTATATCAGAGATAGATGCTAATAATAAAGTTGAAAATAGAACTAAAAATATAGTTAGTTGTATAACACCAAATACATTAATTGAGGATTATATTGATGAAGATTATATTGATTTAATGAAAATTGATATTGAGGGAGCTGAGTATGATCTCTTTAATACAATATCAGATGATAATTTATTGAAAGTGAATAATTTTTTAATTGAATATCATAATAATGATAATTATAAAATATTGGAGATAATTAAAAAATTAACTACTAATGATTATAAATTTAAATTTATGGATGGTGAATATCCAATAGAAAACAAAGGAGGACTTATATATGCTTGGAAATAGAGATTTTAAAATAGAGTTGTTTGATGACTCTATAAAAATAGAAAACCTAACAAATAATTATTATGAGAATTGTTTAATAACTTTAACTGATATATTCTATTTGAATTTAATAAATCATGTTGAAGATTTTAAGCCAGGTGATATAAAAACATTGAATTTTTCGATTCATAGTTTTTATGAAAATGTTAAAAATGAAGTTTTTGATTTAAAAATATACTCAAATCATAAATTAATTTTCAATAAAAAAATTGGTGATAAATCAAAATGTTATGTTGTTTTCTCAAATGAGAAATTTCAACCATTGGTTGAACAATTAATAATAGGATTGGATAGATACTCCGATGAAAAGATATACCATTACTCCATAAATTATGATTCTAATTTAGAATATTATAATTTAACAAATAAGAGAATGTATATAGATGGTGATATGAATGATAACCAATTTATGCAATTTTTAAAACCTAGAATATTTTTAGATGTACTAGAAATGGGTTATAGAGGTGTTGTCTTTTTAGATGCTGATATACAAATTAGACCAAATATTGACGAGACATTTAAATATCTGAATGAAATAGAAGATGGTCCTATTTTCCAAAAAGGAGCCTGGAATTATACAATTGCTCATGGTAGTTATATACCAGGTCCACTTCTTACCGAAACAATGGATCTACCAAAACAAAAATACCCACAATGTATTACGAACATTGTGATATTTAATAAATCTCATAAAGATTTATTTAAAAAATGGGATGAGATTTGCCAGTCAAATGAAATAGATTCAATCAGAAAATTAGAATTTATGCATGATGAATTGATATTAAATTGCTTAATGTGGAAATTAGGAGTTAAGCCTAAATCATTTTGGTTTTTTGTAAATGTTTTGAAATTGAGTGATGTTAAGTTTTTTTATAATCATATTAATAGTGAATATCTATCTTCTGATAGTGGAGTTTGTTTGTTGGATATGAATAAATATGGATATGGTCACTCATCACAATCATTTATACCTTATGATAAAAGTGAGGTTGTTGGATTTCACTGTGTTAAGGAAATAAATGATGCTCATGAAATTAATAATTTTATATTCTCAACTGAGAAGGGAGATTTTGAATCCAAATTATTGGATTTTTATGATAATATAGAAAAATCCAATAGAGTTTTAAATGAGAAATATAAAAGTATAAATATAATCAACTATTATATAGATGGTCCTGTTGTGGAAGTGATATCAAATGAAGATAGAGAATTTTTAGTTGAATTCTTTAACACAGAAAATATATGTGAATATAGAACTACCATAAAATCTAATATGTGGACTAAAGTAAATAAAAAATATTTTCAAGAATGGAGATGTATTGTTTATTTGGATGGTGAGATAATACATGATGAAGTTTGTAATCCAACTGGTAAGAGAGTTTATGTTTCTTTAGATTCCAAATCACTGGGTGATACATTAGCATGGTTTCCATATATTGAAGAATTTAGAAAGAAATGGAATTGTGAAATGATATGTTCAACATTTATGAACAATTTATTTAAAGAAAAATATCCAAATATAGAATTTGTAGATCCTGGAACTCCAGTTAATAATTTATATGCTATGTATTCTATTGGGTGGTATTATGATGATAATGGAGAATTTTCTAGTGTGAAAAATCCAAATGATTTTAAGAAAATGCCACTTGGTAAAACAGCAGCTGATATATTGGGTTTGGATTTTGAATATGTTAAAGCGAATATTGGACCGGATAGAATCAAAATAGAAAAAAAGAAAAGAGTTGGTATTGGATTCCATTCAACTGCTCAAACCAAATATTGGAATAACTCAAATGGTTGGCAAGAAGTAGTTGATTATCTAAATCTACAAGGATATGAAGTTATGATATTATCTAAAGAAGGTGATGGTTACATGGGTAATTTTTATCCAAATGGTGTTGTTAAATTACCAGAAGGATCTATGGAAAATCTTATTGATGTTATGTTATCATGTGAGTTTTTCATCGGTATTGGATCAGGTCTTAGTTGGTTGGCATGGTCATTAAATGTTCCGATTGTTTTAATATCTGGGTTTAGTGATCCAATATCTGAATTTGAAGGGGATAATGTTATTAGAATATTTAACAATTCTGTTTGTAATGGATGTTTCAATAGACATAAGTTTGATCCAGGTGATTGGAATTGGTGTCCAGATTACAAGGGTACAGAAAGACAATTTGAATGTACAAAATCAATAACTGGTGAAATGATTATTAACACATTAAAATCAAATGGATGGGTTAAAAAATTGGAATATATGATATAAAAAAAGAGACCTTTTAAGGTCTCTTTTTATTTACATTAACTTTTATATCACTATTTTTATTTTGTAGTTTTTTATCTTTTTTATTTTCGTTTAAACTAACTGTTACCTTTTTTGAAACTTTAACAACAAACTCATCTTCCCAAGGTGTAAATAAGTTACCATCAGCATTAACTTCTAATTTAATGTTACCTCTCTGTCCTTCATTTAAGATGGCTAATTTCTTCAATGGTATAATACATTTACCATTTCTTATCTCACCTTTAAACATTAGTGTCCAATCAGTAGACTCTACTATTAATCTAACCTCGGTGTCTTTTTGACTAACCCCCTCCACAGCGATATCACAAACAAAATCTTCAGCTTTATCTTTGTACAAAACGTAAGATTCATCTGAATTATATTCTATATTAGATTCGTCTGTTTCGATATTCTCAATATCATCATCATTCTCATCGAATTCAACATTGTTGATATCATCATTTGTTGTATCTTTTTCCATATTCACATTATATGGATTAAATTCCTGAATTATTTCATCATCACTAAAATCTAAATCAGAATTATTATTTATTTCATCATCATTGAAAAGACCTTCTTTTAGAAGTTCTGATTTCATTTTTTTCAATTCATCTAATTTGCTACCTGAAAGAAAATCTTCAAATTTAAATACATCTTTTTCCATAAGTTATATATATTTTTTTAAAAATCAATTTTTACATTAATTGTTTCATTTAAAAATCTATCAAATTCATTTACTAATACTTTAACTTCTTTTTTAGATTCTTTAACCATTTCATAATCAATTCCATTTACTTTACAATAAAGTTTTATTACTTTTTTGGTATCTTCCTCTCCAAAATCTTTTCGAATTTGTTTCCATGGATTATTCTTTTCATATTCATCTCTGTATGGATATCCAGATCCACCACCTCTTTTTTTGGCAATCTCGAGTAAAATAAAAACCTCATCCCAATTTAAATCAACATTTTCCCATTTGAGATTTACTTCTTCCCATTTTAAATATTTTTTACCATTTAAATATTCAACATCTGACCAATTCAATGTTTCATTTAAATATGTGGAATAAATTAGCGGCATTGTAATAAATTTTTTAACTATATATTAAATAATCCTTGTTTAGAGACATGTTACTTAATATATAATACTATGAGTTATGATTTTACCGGAGTAACTGTATCATCGACGTATGGTAGAATAGTTCAAGTAATACACGGTTCTCCCAATTTATACTATGATGGATTTGGAAATCCTCTTGATTTAGGACCGGGATCATATTCCGTTGGTCCACAAGGTCCAACTGGATCAACAGGAATTTCAATGATTTTTCAAGGAGAATGGGATTCTGTTATGATGTATTTCTATTACGATTTTGTTACTTATAACGGAAATGCTTATTTATGTATTTCGGATAATCCATCATCACCATGGTCTTCACCAGATATAGATACTGCTCATTGGCAACAAATGCTAATTGGAATATCAGGAACTTCCGGCATCAACGGGTTGGATGGGACAAGTGGAACTTCCGGCATTAACGGGTTAGATGGAACAAGTGGAACTTCCGGCATCAATGGGTTAGATGGAACAAATGGAACTTCCGGCATTAATGGTTTAGATGGAACAAATGGAACTTCCGGCATTAATGGTTTAGATGGGTCAAGTGGAACTTCCGGCATCAATGGGTTAGATGGAACAAATGGAACTTCCGGCATTAATGGTTTAGATGGGTCAAGTGGAACTTCCGGCATCAATGGATTGGATGGGGCAAGTGGAACTTCCGGCATCAATGGGTTGGATGGTACAAGTGGAACTTCCGGTATTAACGGGTTAGATGGAACAAGTGGAACTTCCGGCATCAATGGATTGGATGGAACAAATGGAACTTCCGGCATCAATGGGTTAGATGGAACAAGTGGAACTTCCGGCATCAATGGATTGGATGGGACAAATGGAACTTCCGGCATCAATGGTTTAGATGGAACTTCCGGAACTAGTGGTTCATCAGGAACAAGTGTTTCTACTAACTACGTTTACAAAACATCAACATATTCAATAACAAATATCGATTATTATATTGAGGTTAATGGTACATTTGATGTTACTTTACCAACAGCAGTTGGAATATCAGGTAGAACATTTATCATTAAAAATAGTGGAACTGGTATTATCACAATAAAAACTACTTCTTCTCAATTAATTGATAATTTACCATCATATAACTTAGCATTTTATGATACACTTACTGTTGAAAGTAATGGTTCAAATTGGTTATTAAATCATCCAAGTACTAAAAGATATGTTAGAGTGTATAATAATACTGGATCAATTATACCTAAAGGAACCGCACTTAAAATACAATCATCATATAATGGTATTCCTAGTGTTTCTTTACCGTTAGCAAGTTTACACACAACAAATCAACAAGTTATTGGTTTGGCTTATATTGATATACCCAATAATTCGGAAGGTATTGCACTTGCTGCTGGTATTTTATCAGGACTTAATCTATCATCATATTCAGTTGGTGATATTATCTATTTATCTGATATAGTTCCTGGTGGATTTGTAAATTCTACTGATTCATTAAAATTCTCATCAAGAACAAATCAAATAGGGTACGTTACGAGCAATAGTTCAACAATTGGTACTATTCAAGTTGAGATTAATAATGAAGATTTAAATTTAACTCTTACTGATATTGAGAGAAATATATTAGAAGGTAATGTTATTTCAAGTGGTGTATATCATTATTTGGGAATGACTAGAACTAGTACAACTACATTTACGGTAGCAAGTGCTTCTGGTTGGATTGTTAATAATACTGGTGATTCAGCTACCAAACCAGATGTTCAAAATGTTATTTATGGTGGCACTACAAGTATAACAACGCCTTATTTAAATACCGCTGATAGTACTTATGTTTTATTAACATCAAGTTCATCATTGATTTTACAAACAACATTTCCAACTCCACAAGAAAGAAGACAAAATATTTATTTAGGTAAAGTAGTACATCCTGATAGACAAACCATATTAAATGTTAATAATACAGTCGATCATGATGTATCTCCTATTTCATCATTGAGAGATTTATGGACTCCAATTAAACTTATAAATCAAGGTATTATACCATCTGCTCATAGTACAACTTTAGAGTTTAATACATCAGCGGGTACTCTTTGGGGTAATGGTATAAATTGGGTTACTAATGAGTTAAATCCAAATAGTATTACTTTATCAGGGCAATCACCAGTAACATTTGCTTATAGAACACAAACAGGTGGTACCTTTTCAAATACAAATTTTATAGATCCTGCTTATTATGATAATGGTGGTGTTAGAACCATTATTGGTGGTGGATCAAACGCATCTACCAATCAAAGAATATATTTATTTCCAACAGGTTTAATAAGAGTTCAATATGGTCAAAAAGTTTATGGAACATTATCAGAAGCAATTGTCGCAACACAAGAAGAGTTATTTGTTGAATATGTAAATAATAGAGATAATGGTATCCTTATTGGTATTTTATCAATTAATAAAAATGCTACAAACTTATCAGATCCAACACAAGCTCGTTTTAATTTTGTTTCAAAATTTGGAGAAATATTAGGTGGTTCTGGTGGACTTTCAACAACGACATTACAACAAGCTTATGATAACTCTTCAACTCCTGAAATAGTTACTAATTCGACATTAGGTGCTGTTACATTTAAGAGAGGTAGTGGTTCTGATTCTGATAACGTAATAGAAGTACAAAGTGGTAATGGCGGTGGGGTTACATTTAGCGTAACTGGTCAAGGTAGAACAAATACGAATACTTTAACAATTGCAGGAATTGGATCTACATCAAGTTTAACAAGATATATGGTTGTTGATAATAATGGTAATACTTATTATCAAACAACGAATCCAGGTGGTGGTAGTGGAACTTCTGGAACTTCCGGAAATACAGGTACATCCGGTACAAGTGGTCAGAATGGTACATCGGGTTCGAGTGGTGTAAATGGAGCTGGTGGTGCTTTGGGTTATTACGGGTCTTTTTATGATACTACAAATCAATTTAATCTAACAGCTAGTACTGCGATGCCGATGTACATAAACTCTACATATGAGGCTAATGGTGTCTCTCTATCAAATGGTTCTAAAATGGTGTTTAGTAGGTCAGGGACTTATAATATTCAATTCTCTACGGTTTTTAATAAGTCTAATTCCGCGTCTGGATTGGTCGATATATGGTTCTCAAAAAATGGACAATATATAACACAATCAAATACATCATTTAATATAGCTGGTCAATCAACTACAATAGCATCTTGGAATTTTATAAACACAGTAGAATCAAATGATTATATACAATTATACTGGAGTTCACCTGATACCGCAATATCAATATTACCTACTGGAACACAATCAACCCCGAATAGACCTGCGGTTCCGTCCATTATATTAACTGCTCAACAAGTTATGTACACTCAACTAGGAGCAACTGGGTCAAATGGAACTTCTGGTGTAAATGGGGTTGATGGTGTTAGTGGAATCAATGGTACATCTGGTGTTAATGGAATCGATGGAACTAGTGGTGTGAAGGGAATTGATGGGATCAATGGGTCAAGTGGAACTTCTGGGTCAAGTGGAACTTCTGGGTTACTAACACTAACAGGATCAACAGATAATGGAATCATAACTCTAAATGGATCTTATCCAAATGCGACAGTTGAATCAAATTTAACATTTAATAACAACATATTAAATGTTATTGGAACCGCATCTGTTTTGGGTTTAAAATTACCAACAGGTGCGGTTAGTGACTATGTATTAAAAACTGATAGTTTAGGTAATGCATATTGGTCTAAGTTAAATATTTCATTTTCACCAATGAGTGTTAGTCAGTGTGATTTAGCTCCAACAGCAGCCACTACTCAATATTACTATCAAACTATCTCTGAAGTTAGTGGAATCGTATCTAAAGTTAAATTGTGGGGGTTTTCTGGATCAGATACCGTTTTATTTGGATTATATAGAGGAAAATTGGGTGGAACAATGACACTAATTGGACAGGGTAGTGCAGTTTGTGGAGTCGGTTCTAATGAAATTTTATTAACTCCAGAAGTTGGTCAAAATTTAAACCTATCAGTTGGTGAAGATTTGGTTGTTGGATATTATCCAAGTGGAACAAGTTGGAGAACTGTTTATGATTTAGGAATTTCTGATTTACTTTTTGGTATAACAAATACAAATAACATAACAACAATGCCAGCAACTCCAACTGGAACAGCTACAGGAATTAGATTTGCATGTACTTTATATTCTTGAAAAAATAGATTTTTATTTATTAATATATACTTTATGAAAAAATATTTTGAATTTGTACAAGATGATTTTGAACCAATTAAATCTTTCTATTTAAAAGATAAACTTAACGACAAGGTTTGGGATGAGTTTGATTTAAATGATGATATTAGAGAAAAACTCCTAAAAATAGGAACAGATTTCTTTGAGGGAACAGATATTAAAACTGATATAATTGATATAGTTCTTTGTGGATCTCTTTGTAATTATAACTGGTCTGAAAAATATTCAGATTATGATTTGCATATCATTGTTAATTTTAGTGATATAGATGATAATTCTGAAATATCCGAGAAATTGTGTGATTATGCAAAAAAACTATGGAACTCACAACATGATATCAAAATAAAGGGATATGATGTAGAAGTTGCTATACAAGATAGTGAAGACTTACAAAAAAGTATTAGTGCTGGTAGAATGGGTGGTGTTTATTCACTTCTACATGATGAGTGGATAAAAAAACCACAAAAGATAGAATTTGAACCAGATGAAAAACTCATCAGAATGAAAGCGGAAACAATCATGTCATCAATTGATGAGTTGGATATGGAAGAAGATTATGCTAAATTTAAAGAGAAAATTGATAAAGCTTGGAAGAAAATTAAAGAGTCTAGAAAAAGTGGATTAGAAAGTGAAAGTGGTGAATTTTCAATTGGTAATTTAGTTTTTAAACTTCTTAGAAGAAATGGGTATGTTGATAAAGTTGTTGAAATGAAAAACAAATCCTATGATAAACAATTTGAATAAATTATGAAATACGCAAGTGATGAATTTATTAATAAATGTAAATCAATGCATGGTGATTTGTATGATTATTCCATAGTTGATTATAAATATTCTAAGGATAAGATTAAAATTATATGTAAAAAACATGGGTTGTTTGAACAAAGAGCTCAGGCTCATATGATAGGACAGGGTTGTAAAAAATGTTATGATGAAAATAGAAATCCAACTCAATTACAAATATTAAATGAATTAAGAAAAGTACATGGTAATTTATATTCATATGATAATATCGGTTTCAAATCAATGAAAAAGAAAATTAATATTATATGCAAAAAACATGGCGAATTTACTCAAATGGCTTTTAAACACCTTAGTGGACAAGGATGTCCTAAGTGTGCTCGTGAAAGTCACAGAATATCAGAAAGTAGTTTCATAAATAGATCCATTGTTGTGCATGGTGGTTTGTATGATTATAGTCTTGTTAGCTACATAAATCATTCAACTAAAGTAATTATAAAATGTAGAAAACATGGAAATTTTAATCAAACACCAAATAATCATTTAATACACAAAAAGGGTTGTCCAAAATGTTCTAAAATAATTTCTAAAATGGAGACTGAGTGGTTAGATAGTATTGATATGGAAATGGATAGGCAATATAAAATAACAATTGATGGTAAAAAATATATTGTAGATGGGTATGATCCAAATACAATGACAATATATGAGTTCTATGGTGATTATTGGCATGGTAATTTAGATATATATGACAGTGAAAGTTATAATACTGTTTCCAAAAAGAAATTCGGAGATTTATACAATAAAGTTTTGGAAAGAGAAGATTTATTTATAAAGAGTGGATATAGTATTATATCTATATGGGAATCAGATTTTAAAAAAAATAAAAATGAAAATGAATATTAATATATCAGAAATAGAAAACTTATACAAAGATGTATTTGATGAGGAGAAAGGTTTGGTGTCAACAGTGGATATTGTTTATGAATCGCCAAAAAATGATGATTTTATTAAACTTATTATTTCCTTACATGGTTTAAATACAGAGGATGCGACAATAATACATACTAAATTTATTTTCAAAGTAGATAATAGTAAAAGACACTTAATTGATAACACATTTTTATATCTATATGATATAAATTGCGTTTATCATAAAATTGATTTCAAAAATATCATAGACTTGGAGGAAAAAATTAAAGATATAATTGACTCAAATGACTTTGGAGAAGATATACAAATACTTTCAGATTTTATAGAGGCCCCAGCTTTATTTCTTAACTATTATATGAAAAGAGCAAAAATCACAGACTACTCAATATTTGATGTGGAATATAGTCCAAAATTTAAAACAACTCCTTGTCATGAAACAACATTTGATTTTAAAATAAACATAAACAATAATTACTTTATAGATCTATCTATTTGGAAAATAGAAGCCGAAGATAAAGATGATGTTGATAAATATAAATTTCAATTTAAGTTTATGGATGATATTAAAACAGTTGAAACTGATACAATAAATAATATACACTATTTTATTGGATCAAATATAGCAAAACTATTGGATAGTAAATTAAAAAATAAAGATTAAAATATGAATTATAGAGATAACCAACCAACATTTAATGTAGGTGATAGAAAAGTTTCTAACTTTAAAGACTTTGCAACAGATAAGGAAAAATTAGCAAAGGCAGATCTTCAAAGAAAGCCTAATTCAGAAGACCAACAACATTTAGGTAATAAGAGAACTGAATATAATCCAGTTACTCATAAATTGACTGATTATTCGGTTGATGAAATTGAAGATACGTTAGATGCTATGGAAGAAGAAACTAATGAAGGTATTTTTTCTGATAGATATGATGAGTCTGGTGAAATTACACCAGAGGAAAAGGAAATTTGTTTAAAAGTTTATAGACAATATAGAAGTGAGTGTTTAGATAGTGACGGTGATTATTCTATGATGTTTGAAGATTGGTTAAAAAGAAAATAATTATTATGAATAAAATTAAAAATTGGACTAATTTTAATGAGTCAAATACTTATACTTACACTCTTCTAAATAAAAATGATGAAGTGGTAGAAATTGAAGCAGATGATATAGATGATGCTAATAGAAAAGTAATGGATTTATATAGAGGTACTGATCCTATGTTAACACACATGAATGGAAAACTAATAGATTGGAATAAACCAACAGCTAATTTTGGAGCTATGAAAGATTTAACTACCCAAAGGAAAATTGGTAATTGGACTAACAAATTAAGATAAACAAAAAGAGAGTCATTTGACTCTCTTTTTGTTTATAGTAGTTTATCTAATTTTAAGTCTCTATTAACACGAGTTGTTATGTTACCTAAAGTTATTTTACTAAACTCTTCTGGAGTTGTATCATCTATTATATGAACATATTCATTATACCATTCATAAAAAATATCACAGCAATATTCAACAACCTCTGAAAATTTTATATTTATGATCGTATCATCAAATTGACAGACTAAAACATTACACTCATGACCAAAATTTGGAGAATGATAGTGTGGTAAAGTTATCGTAAAACACATATTCCAATCTAATGTTACAATAAATCCCATTTTGTATATTCTATCTAAGTGTTTAGTCATTTAAAATCTTTTTTATTTTAAAATCTCTTTTATCAGATTTTTCAAGAGGCTCCATGTAAATTTCACCATCAGAAATTTTTACCTCCCATTTCTTTCCAGTTTTATCATCCAATAAAACTAATTTCTTAACTATAACATTACCATCCGAGTCAACTATAAGTGCCGATTCACCAGTCGATGAATTGATAAGAAGTGGAATTGACTGATTAGTCGATGAATTAACAAGAAATGGATTTGGTGGATTAATTGCCATTTATAAGTTTATCTATTTTTTCGTCTCTAATTTGAGATAATAGAATTGGTAATGATTTTTGAAACTCATCATCTATGATATAAACTATTTCATTATCAAATATTTCAAAATAAAAATCATAAGTAATCATCAATCTTGGTGTAAAAGTTGCTTCACTGATAACATCATATTGAAAGTTATTTATATTAAATCGTATATCATTAAATAAATAAATCTCTTCATCACTATATCTAAGATATGGATCAACATAAGCTTCAAAATCTAAATACTTACCTATTTCATAAATATCACTGGATGTATTTGGTTTCATTTTAGAAAAATGAAAAGATAATGAATCTTGTAGTTCAGTCGATATTCTACTATTACTCAATATGTTTTTATATTTAAATTGAGATAAAAATAAACTAGTCCTATTTAATTTCTCAGTAAATTTAAGATTTCTCAAATCAATAAATTTATTATTAAATTTCATCTGTTTAAAGATGTACTTATATAAAGTTCTAAAAACTTCATATTTAACATGACTAACAAATTGTTCTATATTTGAATCGTTTGCTGTGAGATGAACAGAAATACTTACAGTATTCTTATTAGATGTTATAGTATCATCTAAAATTAAAAAGTCTCTTGTATCAATACTTAATAATTCATTAACTCCTTTTATTAAATCACTATACATAAACTACTTTATTTTTTCACCAGTCTCCGGATTGTAGTTTAATATCAATAACTCAACTCCTTTTTCTTGTTCTTTTTTAAGATCGGCATTATTACCACCTTGTGCAGAGCTTCTAAATACTTCTTTCTCAAACCAAAAATATTTATCTCTCGGTAATAACTCTTCTAAAAGTGGAAAATAGTAATATGATAATGACCATCTAGCTTCTGATTTTTTAATCAACTCTAAAAGTCTTCTATGTGAAGCTGGACCAAATACACCATCCTTATCAGAACCGTACCAAAACAATCTCTTACCATCATCATCTCCTTTACCTTCGTTAAATCTTGCATATGGTGGATCTAAATAGATATAAGTATCCACACTATCATATTTAGTAATAAGTTCTTCAAAATCGATGTTATTATACTCAGTGATTGATTGTAACTTCTCTGTATATTTGTTCTTTTTTAATTTATCAATAAGAACTTCCAATTTAAGTCTATCTTTATCTTTTTTGTAACCATTGAAGCCCGCTCCACGTGGGTACACAGAGTTGTGAGCGGATGTGATAAGAAAAGCATAAATAGCGGCCTTTTCAAAGTCTCCAATTTGGAAATCAGTATTATCTAAAAAATCATTCTTTTGATACTCCTTATAAATACCTTTATAGAAATCCCACTTTTTTAAAACTTCTGTTTCTTCAGTCTTTAATAAAGTATTTTTAAGATTTTCTAAATAAGGTAAAAATTCTTCTGGTTTCGAACAACAATAATACAAATTAACTTGATGACGGTTTTTATCATTATAGATAACCGTGTCAAATTTTAAAGAATCATCATCTAAGTAAGTACCCATTGAACCACTAAATGCTTCTAAATAGGTTTTTATACTACCATCTTTGGGTATTTTTTTATTTATAAATTCGTGGAAAACATTTGAACTCTTACCACCAAAATAACTTATCATTGCGCACATATTACTTTCTATATTTATTTTTTCTTTAGTTATAGAGATAACTTAACTATAAGTTTCAATTAAAAAATTCTTCTAAACCAGTTTTTTTCTCAACACCTCTTAGCTCATCTCTAACCTTCATCAATATTTTACCAAGATGATTTTTACCTTTTCCGTTACAAACTCCCCAAAAAGTATCATTCCAATTATTAGACTCAACTAATTCCATATCTTCTGTGCCAATAAGAAGTTCTGATAAGTTTATATCTTTAAACTTCTCACGAATTGCCCAATTCATAAATCTCAATTTTCTGATATCCCAATCAGATCTTATTATAATTTTTTGACCAATTTTTTTAACTAAACCAGGACTTGGTGTGAGTGAAATCATTTCTCGAAAATCTCCAATAGTATAATGTTTCCCATTAATCATTTGTTCATTATTGAATTTCATAGCAACATAAAAATGTTCTACACTTTTATAAGTTAATCCATCATATTGAATCTCACATGGATAAAAATTCGATAAGAATGACCATTCTCCTTTAAAACCTTCAATAGAACTCATAAAAATTATATTTTTTAAAACAAAAAAGTCCACTTTAAAAGTGGACTTTGTTTAGTGGAAGCGACCCGGAACCGCCCCGGGTGTACTAATCAGCTGTTTGTAATTACTCATTCACAGGAATAGTAAATTTTTCTAAACTTACAAAATAGTTAGTTGAATTAACCCATCACTCTAACAATTCTGGTTTCACATTTACTGTGTGATACAGTCGGAGAATTTTTTTGATTAGTTTCTCTTAATTAAACTAATTCAAGCTCTTCAGCTTTGATTGCGTTTAGGGCCGCTACTAAATCTTCACGAGTTCCTACTTCATTTGTTTTGCCATTTACGACGTTATCATATAATTTATTGATCGGACATATGAAAACCCGATTCCTGCATAACCACCTACACACTGCTAGGCGAATCTAATGACGCCCCCATAGTTTTTGTAATTATTTCTACAAATATATATATAATATTTTAAATATACAAAAAGTTTAAAAAAAAATAACTCACTAAAAAAGTGAGTTATTTAATTTTATTAAAATGGTAAACCAGATTCATCTTCATAATCATCTTGGTTAGAATAGAAATTGAAAATTAAAAGAGGTTCTATTTTTTTAGTTTCCCAAATATCACACTCTAAATCAAAATCAACTAAAATATCTTTATCAAACTTTTTAATTGTTTCATAGATGTGTATAATATCATCTAATTTATAAAAATAGTCAATCATCCCATACGATGGTGGAATAATTTGAATTTTTAAATTCAATCCATTATTAGTTATTGTAGAATTCTTAATACCTGCTTTAGTCAACATTTGCCTTAAAAGATATTTAAGATGTTCTATATCTTGTTCTTTATCGTTATCTTCTTCATCTTCATCTTGACCATCTTCATCATCCCAGTATTTTTCAGTTAAAAATTGTTCATATTTTTTTAATTTTTGAGACTCATATTTATCATCATCTTCAATATCAAGTGTTGTTATTTTTTGACCACTTTCTTTACCTAAAAATATTTGTAAATAAGTTTCATCGAATAAACAAGAAGCTGGCTTTTTGTGTAATCTCATTACCTTTCTCAACTCTGTTAAACTTTCAATGATGTTATCAAGAGACTCATTATCTAAATCAAAATTAACATATACATTTCCATAATCTGTGGAAATAGTTTTATCCAAATTAACACCTTTTAACGAATCAACAAATTCTTTATTTGAAGATTTTACTCTATTAATCATTTCTTTCATAGCTGCTCTATCTTGAACAGTTCTAACAGTTGGTAATGAATCCCAATTAACATTAACAGATGCTTTACATAAATCTATTAAATAATCCATATTTTGAATTTCTTTACCAGTATGTTCGTTAAGATATCCAACAGAAACATTTGTACATTCTGAAATATCATCAATGAATGAAGCCGAATCAGTAAATACTCCAGTTGGGTCTGGTTTAAGATTTAATCCATTTTTATTATACTCATCACAAAGAGCATTTGCAAATTCATCAGAACAACAAACACCACCTGCTTGTGAGGTGATAACTGAAATAGTCTTTCTTCTATCAAAAGAAACACATCTTTTAATATTTTTTAAATAAGAAACTTCATCATATTTATCAGCTAAAGCTCTAGATCCAATACCACCCCTTTCTTCTCCGATAAAGAAGTAATAAAGACCTGGTACATTTTTTGCCATCATATATAACATAACTGTTGTTCCTGATTTATCATCAGCTCCTAATACAGTTGTACCATCGGTAACAATATGTTCTTGATCATCAACTTGTATAGAATAAAGTCTTGTAACAGCCTGTTTTCTATCAGCAGTATCTAAATGACATGTAAACATTGTTGTTGGATTATCTCCAATTATTTTGTAATAGTTTCCAACGATATCTTTATCCAATTGTGGTAAGAATTGAAGAACTTCATCTTCGTGTCCATGTGGATATGTTTTAGTAACAAGTGAAAGAAAAGTAGATCTCGGATCTAACGGATTATATTCAAACTTTGAAACATTGATTGGAATTTTTTCATCAGCCACTGACTCACCATTTTTAACTTTATTATAAAGGTTTACGAAGTTTTGAATATCACTTGGTGTAAAATAGTTATGAAAGTAGTATCTAATGAAATTACCACACTTCATATCCATTTTCTTACCATCTAATGTAGTTACTTCAAAACAAAAATCTTTTTTTGAAACATTCACATCTGTAATTTTTAAACCATTAAAATGCTCACTATCATCATCACCCATACAAATTATTTCAAATGAGATATAATCACCTAAGTCTTCAGTTTTTTGTAATACCGATGCTAATTCTTTAGATATTTTTATTTTTGGTAGATTTGTTTCTTCTGCCATTTTTTTATTTTTATTTTTAGTATATATTAATTTTTAATATTTATATTTCCCTTTGTATATTGAATGTATCTAGCGTTTGAGTGTTCAACTTGAACTTGACCTAATACACTACCTGGTTTTTTACTAACATAATTCTTTTTACAAAAAACTATATCACAATTTTCTAAGTCGGTAGCAACTATTCTCTTTTTTCCTTCTTCTGTGATAATTTCTAAATGACTATTTTTTCTAACTATATCAGCAGATTGTAAGATAATATTTTCTGGAACTTTATCATCTTTCAGAGTTTTTATTATTAAATGTGTTCCAACAACTCTTCTTTCAGGTTTATCTCCCTCAAAAACATCACCAGATTTAGTCTTATAAAAATGTTCTTTATTTAAAGAACTTGTTATATGCATCCAAATATCATTTTCACTAGGTAAATTACCACCAATTTGTCTGGCAAATTTACCAGAAAAATTAGTTGTTAAATAATCATTAGTTTTTGCATTTCTACCCCAATAAATATCATATTTCATATCAGGATTATTAATATCAATTAATGTTTTGTGTTTAACATCTAGTCCATTTCCATTGAGCTCAGCTACATCACTTTTGGGTGTAACATTCTCTTTAATATATTCGATATATTTTTTAATCATTTTTATTAAATATTTTTATCTAATTAACCAATCTCCACTTTTAATAATTTTAAATGAAGTAGTGGGTAATATCCATTCATATATCCAACACTCAATACCATCTTGAGTTTTAATAATCCTTCTATAATATTCTTCTCCCTCAAACTCATCTAATTCTGGAAGAACTTTTGTATCAATTTCATACAAATCACCCCAAACTACATTTTTATCATCTAAAACAACACCTGGGTAAAATGGATCTACTCTCCACATTGTACCTAATACACTTTTTCTACCAATGTGTTTTGGTTTTCCTAAAAGGTTTCTAGCGGCATCTCTAAACATACCATATGCAAATAAATAATTACTCATGATTTATATATTAAACTTATAAAATCACTTTTAGAAATTTAGAGTATAAAGAGAGACTCGTTATATAATAATTTATATAAAAAAAAAAAGAGAGAACTTTTGTTCTCTCTTTTCTATATAATCTATTTATGATTAGTTTAATAATTGATTTGCATCTTCAACAACAATCGTCATAAATTGTTTTTGTGGATACCATCCAACTTCAGCAACTGCATATCTTGATCTTAGTAACATTCTTGGAGCGAAAGTCGCTTCAGAAATAACTGAGATAGATTGTGCCATTAAATAAGGTACGAAAATGATACCTGGTTGATCAGCGTTGTTTTTTCTTCCTAAAACGATTCTGTTATCATTATACTTCATGTATGGATCAACATAGATAGAAATATCTCCGATTGAACCTACAGGGTATAATTGACCTTGTCCGTTTAATTTAGATTTAACTGGGTTAATAGTATAACCAGCGATATCTTGAAGTGCTGCAGCTAAACCTCCATTTGTAATGATGTATTGAGCTGGTCCTACACGACCTTCAGTAGCGATGAAGTTAGAAGCGTGTGCAATTTTAGTAATCAATTTTCTTTGAACAGCGTGAGTAGTTTCACCAGAAACTGAAGTAGACGCATAATTAGTGTTCAAGTCAAAGATAGTTGAAGCAGAAGCAGAAACGAAAGAAGAAACACCTGATCTTAAAGGAGCACTACTTTTTCTGTTTAATTCACCCATTTCAAAAATCTTAGCAACGATTTGTTTAGAAATTGTTTGAGATAATTCATTAACAAGGATAGATTCCATTTTTTGAACGATATCCATACCAGTGTTAGCTTTAATATCTTCGATTTCAGTTCTTCTTAAAGCTGAAGATACTTCGATAGTACCAACTGCGATAGTTTTAGAAGAGATTTTTGGTCCGATAACACCTGAATAAGATGTATCATCAGAGTAACGATCCATTGGATAATCACCAGATGCTTTTGCTCCTGTCCAGTTTGCAGAGAAACCTGGGATATGATCTTCTAATGCAGATACTAATTCAATTGAAGGAGCAGCTGAGAAAGTATATCCAGCGATTGTTTTAATCTGAGCAGACATAGCACTAGATGAGTCAAATGTATTTAATTTTGAATCAAATGAGAAGTAGTTAAATTGACCACCTGTATTAGCTTGTCTATAAGCTTTAAACATTGGATATCCATCAATTCTTGAGAAACCTAAAAATTCAACAACACCTGCTTTTCCAGTTGCTGGGAACGAAGATTCTGAAGTTGCGCTAAATGCGTTAGATTGTGTAATACCAACAAAAACTCTAGTACCACTGATACCACCAGTTACTAATCTACCTTCAGCTTTAACCAAATTAGTTAAGTTATTTACCAAAGTTTCGTTAACACTTGCTAATTTAAATACTTGTGGTCTTTCGTTTTGTAATTGATCAACGTCATCATAAACGAAATCTACATAAAGTAAATCGATTTTCGGACCTGGAGTTGGTTTAACTGCTACTAAATCTAAACCGATTGTTTGAGCAGCAATTTTCATAGCTACTGGTAAAAGGTTTTGACCTACGTCTCCTGAACCTGATAAAGGACCATATGTACCTTGAGCAGCAGTTGTAGTAGTACCAGCATATAATCCTGGTTGTGCAGCTGTTATAGCTCCCATACCTGCTACGTTTGCAGCGTTTACATACGCATTTTCGTTAATAGAGTGAAACTCAGCATATTCAGCCATCCATTCAACTCTATCACCAGTTACTCCCATGTTTTCTAAAACTGGAGCCCATTTCTTAGTTGCTTTCGCATTGTCTATTCTAATGTGTGACATAATTTATTTTATTTTTTTTTATTTTTATTTTCTATATATTTCCTTATTTTTACTCGTTTTTTTCAAGTGTGGATTTTTTATAGATTAAATATTTTTGAACCTTTCCATAATAGCACTAACTTCATTATCAGATAATTTATCTTCTTGAATTAAAGCATCATGAGAAACTAATTTTTTAGTTACAGATTCATTTGTTTTGATGTTTCTAGTTCCCCAGAAATGATCAACTTGTGATTCAGTCATCAACATTTCCTCTGGGTATAATCTAGCCTGTGAAAGGAAAGATTTTTTAGCAGATTCATTTAACTGATTCCAGATAGCCTTAGTGTTTTCAGGCATCATTCTGATAACTCTTTCTTCAAGAGTTTCATTTTTAGTTGATAGTGCTTCAGAAATTAATGTAAGAACTTCTTTTCCTGTGAAGTAACTTCTTTCGTTTATGTGAAGTTTAACAGTTTCTTGCTCTTCATTAGTTAATGCATAAAAACTATCAACTTGTGATTTAGATAAGAATTTCAAGAAATTCAAATCTGATGTTTCAGAAACTTTACGTTTTTTAGCTTCCTCAATTAGTTTATCGATAGATAAAGACAGCTCAGTATCAGTATCACCATTAAATGTTTTTTCTTCATAAGCAGGTGTACAATCTTCTTCTTCTTCTTTTTCTTCTTCTAAATTTTCAATATTTTCTTCTTTTTCTTCTTCTGTGTAATATTCTTTTTCGTCTGAAATGTGAGAGATACCTAAATCTTCTCTTTCTTCTTCTCTTTCTTCAACTTCTTCTTTTTCAGATTCAATTGCTGAAATTCCAGCATCTTGTAATGTTGGGAAATTTTCATATGATTCGAATACTTTACCACCCTTAAGTGTTTCAGTAATCATTTCAGAGTAAGAAATAGATTTATCTAAATTCTCAGCGATATACTCAGAATAAGCGATGTTATCATCTAAATTCTCAGCGATATACTCAGAATAAGCGATATTTCCCTCAACGTGCTCAGCTAAATATTCAGAATACGCAATATTATTATCAACGTGCTCAGCGATATACTCAGAATAAGCGATGTTTTTATCTAAGTTCTCAGCGATATACTCAGAATAAGCAATATTTTTATCTAAGTTCTCAGCGATATACTCAGAATAAGCAATATTTTTATCTAAGTTCTCAGCGATATACTCAGAATAAGCAATATTTTTATCTAAGTTCTCAGCGATATACTCAGAATAAGAGATGTTTTTATCTAAGTTCTCAGCTACATATTCAGAATAAGCAATATTCTTATCTAAATTTTCAGCTAAATACTCAGAGTAATTAACAGCTTTTTCAAGATTTTCAGCTAAATAGTCATTGTGTTTAATAAGTTTGTCTGTTGTTTCTTTCAAAGACTTATTCTCATTAACCATAATTTGAACTTTTTCAGCTAAATAATCTAAATACTTAACAACTTGTGTATTAGTAGTATTTAACTCATCATAATACTCAAGTAGTTGCTCTAATTTCTTAGGTGTTAAATTACCTTTAGAAATAGCAGTTTTAACTTCTTTTTTAGTAGAAGCTAATTCATTAACTAAATATTTAGAATAGTCAGTTAATTGTTGCTTGGTAACAAATTCATTTTTATTCATGTTAAATAGATCATTTATTTTTGACTCATCGGACATTTCATATATCCTAAAGTTAGATTGTGGATTATCATAACCTAATGACTCATTTAAGACCTTAACACTCATCTTTGCAGATGCAAATCCAGGGTCAGCAACGATATCATAAGTAAATAATTTTTTAAGAGATACTGATCCATCAGATTCAGTAATACCTGCTGCTCTAGAAGAAACAAAAACAGGACACCCGTCATCGACAAGCGCCTTAGCTTCTTTACCCCAATAAGTACTTAATAATCTGATTTCACCAGCAACGTGATTAGATTCCTGAACATAATTAGCTTTTGTAATTATGTGAGAAGCTCTTGATAATGAAGTATCAAAAACATCTGGATGATCAAATTCACCGTAAACGGCTCCTAATCCAGACATTCTTTCATTCATCTCCTGTAAAGCTGGAAGAAATTTATCAGCTGTGTAAATTCTTTCATTACGGTTTTTAACTCCGAATTCAGTGAAAATACCACCTAATATATAATCGTTCTTAGCTACAGATTCCTTAATTAAGGAATTAGTCGAATTTTCTACAATTAAAACTGGTTTCATTTAATTTATTTATTTTTTATCTAAGTGTATATATTGTAGATAAAAGCTCTCTTTTAAAAAGAGTGGATTTTTTATATAAATTATTGAGCACAAAAAAAACCTGACTTTTTAAGTCAGGTTTTAAAATTTTATAATTTTAATTGTTATTAGAAATCACCAAAAAAATCATCTTCTTCAGCCTCTACTGATGTAGTAGATGTTGTTTTTTGTGTAAAACTATCATCAAAATCAAAATCATCGGATGATGGTTTTGTCTCAGTCTTAGCGAAAGTTTGAGAAGATTTTCCTGTTAAGAAATTAATAATCTCAGTAATTTTTCCATTTTGATCATCACTTAACTTTTTAGGTGCGAATTCTTCTAAATCATGTTCTCTATCTAACAAGAAATCTCTAACTTTTGATTGAGCTTCAGATGTAACTCTTAACTTACCATCCACTTCTGTTGTTGGTACGTTTTTGAATGCTCCTTTGTCTTTAAAATAAATTGGTAAAGAAGTTGTATCACTTTTAAAAGTAGACATTTTATAATCTGGGTATTTTTCATCACCAGTTTGAATTTCTTTAACAATCATTACGAAATCTTTACCCTCAGCTAAATCAAAAACATTACAAGGAACTCCTGAGATTTCTCCGTTTTTCTCTTGTGAAATTTTATCTTTAATTGTTTTACCGTATTGGAAGATCATAGTTTTACCAACTAATTCTGGTTGTTGCTCATCTTCAATTACAAGTACATAAGAATAATACTTTTTTGAATACTTTAATTGTTTTGATTTTTCAATTAAAACTGCATTTTTAGAGTTTTGCATAGTGTAATACAAATCAGTTAATGCACATTTTTCGTTGAAATTTTTTGGAGAATCAAACCATCCACTCAATTCTTTAGGATTTTTGATATCAACATAGTGAGTAATTTTCTCAACTGCTAATTCACCAACTTTACTCTCTTTAGTTAAATTAGGTAAAAATCTCACTACAGATCTCCATCCTCTTTTTTTGTCCTTAACTTTTGATAAATCTACTCGGTAGATTCCATCATTGTTTTTAGTACTTCCTTTTTGCTCGTTTAAAAAATCCATTTTACTGTCTAATCCGCCATTAAATAGATCGTCCATTTCATTTGCCATTTTGCTTTTTATTTGTTTTTAATACTGACTTCGTTGTCAGTTAGTATTTATATTAAATTTTAATATAAAAGTTTTTAATTTCAATTTTTTTTATTATCTTTAATATCCTTTGAATAAATTTAAAACAACACCGTCCGTCATTGTTAAACGATATTTAATAAAATCATCATACTTTTTAACTTCTTCAATACTTAACACCTCTAAATCATTATATTTAGAATGTGATGCAACTATATTAGAATTAGAATCTTTCCACTCCTTATAATATGTTAAAACTCTTATTTTAGATCCAATTATATCCATTCTGATTAACTATTTTATATTAGATATTCTATAAGTTTAACGTTTGATAACACTTTTGATAAAGTCTTTGAAATTAAAGACCTTATTAGAACTTTGATATGGATTATCAATTCCCAAATCAATATATAATTTGTTCTTAATATTCTTATTAATATCACCACCTTTAAAAAAATGTTGATAATCTGGATTTTTCCAATCACCACCCCAAGACCAACCAAACTTCTTAAAAATATTCACCACTTCAGAAGAAGACTCTATTGTTCCTTTTTCACCTGGTTTATAAATATACTTATTCAATGCTGATATGTGTATCCAAGGATTCTGCATCGGATTTATATCAATTGCCAATCCAATAGAATGATCACTTAATTTAGTAGACCCACTAACAAATCTAAAATTATAACTAGATGTAATATTACCATCAGCTAATTTCTCATCATCATAATCATAATTATCAACGGTTTCAACTTTGAAAATTGGGAAACCAATATTCTTTATCTCATTGAAGATATTAATAACTTCTTCACTAATATCTTTATGTACTTGTAATAAACCAAAATCTTCTTTACCATCAAAGTTTATGAATGGCACTTTAATAGTAACAATATCTTTATCAATTAACGATCTACCTCTTTTAAATAAATTATCCATTATTATCTAATAACTTTTATTCTATCAGTTTGATACTTCATTATATCAACCGATTTATTTTCTTTTAGAAAATCAACAATTTTTAAATACATATTCATAGTCAATCTACAATCTGTTAAAGCATCGTGATAACCACTCATATTTAAGCCAAGTGCTGGTCCAATTTTAGATAAAGAAGAAGAAATAAGTCCATTATCTCTACTAGATGTTCCAATAAAATTGATTAAATCTTTATATTTACTATCAGTCTCAGCTAATTTTTGAATAAGTGGTAAATAATATAATTGAATTAACATCTTAGTATCAAATACCTCATTAGTTATTTTGTGTTCAAATCTACCAGATAACATATTCATATCAAAACCAGCATTCTGAGCCACAAATAAACATGGCTCATATCTTTCCAACCAATTAAAAAACTCATTAACTACTTCTTCTTCATTTCTCCATTTATATTGGCCTGATCCATAATGATTAAAACTCAATATTCTTCTACTTGTATCACCAGGTGAATTATATCTAGATTTTATATCATCTGTTAATTTTATTTTTTGATCATAAGTATCTAATTCAATAAAAGAATTAGAATTAAAATCATATTGAGTTGAAATTGCTGAAACTTGAGTAAGTTGTTGTTTTTTTGGACCACCGAGTCCGCTAGTCTCTGTATCAATCCAGATCCATGGTAAGCTTGATTTACTATCTAACCAATTTATAATTTCTGGTATGGTTTTATACCACATTTTATTTTCATTAATCATTTATTATATATTAAAAAAGTTTTATTATATTTGTAGAAACAATTAAACATTATCAATTATGGAAAGATTTTCAATGAAAGAAGTTATCAAACAAAAGTATGGTGAAGTAGAGAAATCTAAATCCGGTAAAGTTGCGACTAAAAGAGCATCTAAAAATGTTGAGAAAAAAGAAACTGGTAAATATGTTACCAAAATTGTAGATGGTGTTAAATATATGGTATTGAAATAATGATAGACTTAAAAGGTAAAAATATCTATGTCCTAACCAATGTAGAAATGGGATGGGATTGTGTTTGTGGTGTTTACTTAGCAAATTCCGAGGATGAAGTAATTGAATATTTAGGTGATGATTATAATGATGAAGTTGATGTTATTTCTGAGAGTAGATTAACGGTCATTAAATCTAAATCTGAAATTCGTGACGAAAAAATTGACCAAATAATTGATAAATAATAGATAATACTCTTCGTAGAAAAAGAATGGTTAGAAATCTAATAATGTATATAAATGAAAAAACCCACTCAAATTGAGTGGGTTTTTTATTTAAGACTGTCTAGATATTTGACAATCACTATCTTAAACTAATTCTTCAGCATCAGCTGGTAGAGTTATTCTAATTAATTGTCTTTTAACATCTTCTTCCAATGGTAGTGATTCGTGGATGAATGTACTATTTCCCCAATATAAAGTATTTGCTTTAAGATTATAACTTTCTAATTTAGAAAGGTCTAAGTGTGAACAATCACCACCTTGGTTTGGTTCTCCATCAAAATCTCCATCCCAACCTTTACAAGCCTCGTAAGAAGAGACAATTAACATACCACCTTTATCAGAACAATATTGTTCTTTGTGTTGTTCTCTTGGTAGAAATCTACCATCTTCACCAGTTAACCAGCCGCCCCCACCGCCGCCCCATCCAAATAGATAGTTTCCATCAGTATGTGGTCCACCTCTTCTATGAGATTCACCAGCTCTTACAATTTTCTCATCAATAGTGATATAAGCTTTCCCAGTTTGTTTTGGTGAACTAGCGATTATTTCTTTAAGAACACCATTCCATCTTTCATAACCAATTGGTAGTGAAGGATTAGCCATATCAAATTCGTGCATATAAACCCTATCACCTTTGTATTCAGGAAGTGTAATTGGTTTAATCATTTTTGATTTACTTTTTAACATAATGTATAATTAATTTTTAGTAGTTATCGTAGAAATAATCTTTAAGATTGGCTTCAGTATAACCTTTTTCTCTTAATACTTTATACATTTCGTAAGAAGATTTGTTTTTCTTATTCTTACTGATAAAGTCTTCAATCTCATCTTTCTTAGATGTTTTTTCAACTTTAGCAGCTTCGTTGAATTTTCTTAAATGTTTCATCACTTATATTTATTTTTTTAGTTTAAACTATATTCCATCCCTGGATAACCTTCGAAGCCAGGAGGAGGTGGTGGAACATCACCTTCTTCGTCATCTTCTACAAAGTAGAAATCATCATCATCACCAGAATCAAAATCAAATCCCATATTAACTAATTCAGACATAACTTCGTCAGTTAATTTCATATCACCTTTTCTTTCTTCCATGTAGTTATCAAACATACCTACTGTAAAAATACCTTTCTCTTTTTTAATTTCTTGTAGTTTTGGTAGAATGTCTTCAGCAATTTCCTGAGCTAAACCTTTCTCACTATAACTCTCAAACGTTTTTAAATATTTCATATTTACTATTTATTTTTTTATGTATTGATATACATATTTTTTAAATCTTTTTTGTGTTTCTAAGTCTATATAACCTCATTAAATCTTTTTAAATACTTAATATTCTATATATCATTTTTTAATTATATTATTTATTTAAAATTGACTTATCACCAGAATATAAAACTTTAAATTTTAATTCTTTTAAATCCTCAAAATTAAAAACAGTAACACTACCCGTTCCAATAACTTCTATTTCATTATTCTTTATAATAATTCCAGTATCTTCAGATAAACCAACACCAATTCTATTTGGATAGATTGAAATTGCATTAGATAATCTAGATAATCTATTTCTTTCCGTAAAATGAGTATCTATTATTAGTTCCGGAATAAATGATAAACCCACTCCACATTTAACAATTTTATCTCCACCGGTTATCATATTATTAGATAAACACATAGCACCGGCTGAAGTACCAGCTACAACAAAATGATCTGAATTAAATTTATTTATTAAAATTTCTAAAAATTTAGTTCCTATAAAACATTCACTTATTCTAGATTGATCACCACCAGAAAACATTAAGATATTAGATTCTTTTAATAGATTCAAATTATCTTCTGAATCAACTTGATCCTTAGATGATATAAATAGTGTTTTTATATACTTACACCCTAATTTCTCGAATGCTGTTTTATATTTAACATCGACATCATCTTGATGGGATGATGCAGTTGGGATTATTATAATTTTTGAATTTTTTTTGAATTTTGAATTTTTTATAACTTCTGATAAAATAGTATTATCTACAACATTTTCAGAACCTCCAATGGCTATTATTATTCCATTATTCATAAAATTTGAATATTTTTTTAAAAAAATCATAATTATTTATTTTGCTTATTATCTTCACCTTTAAATGGTCCTAACATTCCTTTTAAGTTCCAAGAAGAAACAAATTTCTTATTATGCTTTTGCCAATCCTCAAAAGATTCGATGCCATTATCAATTGGATTTTGAATATATTGTATATTAGCTCCCTGTTTATTCATATCAGAAATTCTATTACCAATATCAGTTTTTGATGATTGTTTCATAACACGTTTTAACTGATCAACTGATTGTTGACGTGGTAGCGATTCGTTTATAAAATCTAAATATTTTAATATTTTCATAACTTTAATCTCTTTTGTAATGTTTTATTAAGTTTTCTAACTCACCTTTCATAATTTCAGCATTCTTTCTAGCCAAATTACTATAAGCATCGAATTCATTTGTTCCGATTAGTTTACCATCTTTATTAACTCCAGCAACAATAGTTTCTACGTTATATTGAAATGATGATAACTCGGTATATAATTTATTTAAAGTTTCTTTTAAACCCATTGATATAATATCAATACTCTCATCAATTCCCAATAAATTAATAATATATGGATTAATTTTAGATGTATTTATTCTAGAATATGAAGATTCTCTATAGATTTTTGTTACTTGATTTTTCTTATCAACTTTTGTAAAGGTCTTACTATTTTTCAAAAGATTACCACAATATGATGGTGATGAGACATCACCATCCAATACATAGATTTCTATTCTATCAGCATACTTAAAACAAACAACATAATGATCTAAAAATTGTTTAACACCATCAATATCTCTCATAATAAACTCAACACTTGGGTTATTGTGAGCATCTAAAGTTTTAACCTGATAACCTCTACCATCCGAAACAATATCAGCTGCGCTATTATCACTAATTACTTTAGCATTTGGAATTAATCCAGCGATAAAAGATTCGAATAAAAATCCAGCTGCTGATGGTGTGAAAAAACTTTTAATTTCTTCGATATAATGCAATAACATTATAACAGACATTTCTCTTTGAATACTTTTAATACTTCTTTTTCTTTTTTTAATAAAGTTAATAGAGTTTAAATCCTCTAATTTTGAAATAAATGCTGTGTGTCCTCTTTTAACACTGCCCAATCCAGATGAATATCTTTTAACTCTTTTAAAGATCTCCATATCAATTTTAACATTAACCCAACCAGTAGATTCTGATGATAATAATTGTGTGTAATCAACACCAAATCTCCAAATAGAATCTTTTTTCTTCATAGAATTTAAAACATCTATAGGTATTTTAACAAAATCACCATTTACAAATAAACAATCGTCTTTTATATTAGATGGTGGCGCGACTAAATATCCATTTTTATCTATACCAGCAACATAGCTCTTATTATCACTACCCAATATATCAACTGTGGTATTTATACCTTTTACTTTTTTAATAACAACATTACCCTTTATTAGGTCTCCAAATCTACCATTATAAAGTTTACCATTTGAATCAATAACAATATCTAAAACTGGTAGTTGAACATTCTCGTTAAATTTTGAAAATTTTATTATATCCATAATTCTATATATTAATTTTTAATATATAGAATTATGAAAAAAATATGCCAATTTTATCACTACAATTCAAATGAATATAATTTAGAGATTAATAATCCTGAATATTTCTCTAAGAGTTTTAATTACGATCAAATTTGTGATAAAAGTGTGAATTGGTTAAACTTTCACAATATAGATGATGTTGATCATATAAAAAAACTATGTGATAACTTTAATATTGATAAAGTAACAACTGAAGATATATTTAAAGATTTAAAACCCAAGTTGGAGGAATATACATATTATATCTTTTTTACCATAAAATCCGGGAAGATGGAAAAAAATGAAATAAAAAAGAATAAAATAACTTTTATATTAGGTAGCAATTTTTTAATATCATTTCAAAGTAAAAAATTAGACCATTTTAATGATGTTAGAGATAGAATAGTAAATGATAGAGGCAGAATACGACAAAAATCGAGCGATTATCTATTATATAGACTATTGAGTTGTTTAATTGATAACTATTTTGATATTCTATACTCTATTAACAAAGAAGTTAACTCGATTGAAAAAGACATAAATAGTGATAAGTCTAAATTTGATTTCAATCAAATAGAACAACAAAAAAGAAAATTGTTGGAGTTGAAAAAACTAGTAACTCCTTTTAAAAATATATTAACACATTTAGAAAACATGAATACAAATCTAATCGAATCTGATAATAGAAGATTTTTTCATGAACTCTATGATAATATAGTTGATATCTTAGATGAAATTGATGATACTAAACAAATACTAGATGGATTATCAAATTTATATTATTCAATTCAAGGTCAAAAAATGAACCAAATAATGAAACTCTTAACAATAATAAGTACAATATTCATACCATTAACATTTTTGGCGGGTATATATGGGATGAATTTTGAATACCTACCAGAATTAAAATGGAGATGGGGTTATTTCATCTTTTGGGGAATTATAGTATCAATAGCAACATCTCTAATAATATTCTTTAAGAAAAAAGATTGGCTTTAATATATAAAAATAAAAATATATTATGCCTAGATACCCTGAATATCAAATACATTCCTTAGACACACATGGATATGGTAGAATTATACAAACAATTGATGGTAAATTCTATGATGGATGGGGTAATACTGTTGTCTTTACTCTATTTGGGCAAGAAGTTTCTATTAATGTAGAAGGTGTCGGTGAAGATTCAACTGATGGTGGAAATGTAAATGTAACAAATACTAATAACACAACCAACACAGATTTATTTAAAGATCTACAAGATCAAATAGATGATTTAAAAAAGAAATTAGATGAACAAAATACTCAACTAAATCAACAATTGACAACCGCATCATACGTATTACCAGGAACAATAGTAATGTGGGGGTACAGTGGAATACCAGGTGGATGGATTATCTGTGATGGTAGGGTATTAGATAAAAATACGTATGGTGATACGAGTTTATATAATCAATTAAAAGGTCAAAACTACCCATTTGGTGGTTCCGGCGATAATCCTCAACTATTAGATCTAAGAGAAAGATTTATAGTTGGGGCAGGTGGTGATAATAACTCAGTAATAGGTTCTGGATATAATGTTGGTGATAAAGGAGGGGTTAATAATAATATATTAACTCTTAAAAATATTCCAGAACACGAACATAAATACTACCGAAATAATGGTTACACATTTGCAAAAAGTAAAGTCGATCCAAATACTTATGGATCATATTATGAAGCTGTCACTACAGTAACTGCCGCTACATCCGGAACCGATTCAACTGGTAACAAAGGTGTAGATGGTGATGGTGGGATGTGGACTCCAACTATTTTTTCAAATTATGGAACTGGACCCAAAAAAGATGGTCCTGGTTTCAAAAGTATTACATTTAATGGAGATACGGTTTACATACCAAATGACCCAACTCCAATCGAAAATAGACCTACATATTTCGCACTCTGTTATATCATAAAGTTATAAAAATGAAAAAGAGGAGTAGCGAATTCCTCTTTTTCTATTAGATGTAACTAATACCGGTCCTAAAATATGGGACTTACGTCACCCGGTTATATTTTATATATTAAAAAATTATCCTTATGTTTGCTATTATGAAAAGATTATTCTTAGATGATTGGAGAATTCCACGAGATTGTGCACAATATATGTGGCAACGAAAAGTTAATTGTACAATCTTTCACGAAGAATGGAATATAGTTCGATCTTATGGACAATTTACTAAATGGATTGAAATAAATGGTGTTCCCGATTTAGTTTCATTTGATTATGATTTAGCCGATGTTGAAGAACTAAAAGAAGAACTGGTAATTGAAGAATGGTTTGATTTAAATGAGAATAGAGTTTACACTGGGTTAGATTGTACCAAATTTTTATTAAATTATTGTAAAATAAATAATTTAATATTCCCAGAGTATATAATTCATTCAGTAAATCCAGATGGTGTTGAAAAAATAAAAAATCTAATTACACAAGATTAAAACTTATATATAAGTAAAATATAAAATAATTATGAAAGCATTTTTAGTTATAGACACTGAAGATAAAAGAGAAAAAATTGAAGTAACAAATACTCAAATAAACTCTTTAACACCAATTATTAAAAAAATAAATAAAAATACAGATTATAAAGATCTACCAGATAGTTTAAAACTTCTTAAAGAAATTTTAACTAAAAATAAAACATATCTAAATATAGAAGATATAACCTCAGTTAATATAACATATCATAATTAAGTAATAACTAAAAACAAATATAAATGGTAAAGTATGAAGTAAAAATGGAATTAGATAATTCCGATTTATTGAAATCATTAATCGAAAAATCATATTTCGATAACGGCAATCTAGGTAAGATAAATGGTAATAAAAATTTTATAACTATTGATAATACCTTTGAAATTTATAATGAGTTGAAAGAATTAACTAATTCTTCTATTAAAATTTCAAATCAAGAAATAATTGATGGTACAATTAGATTTATGGTGACCGAAGATGATAATAACATTAAGTTAGAACCAATATCAATTTATTGTGTTAAAGAAGAAGATAAATATTCTTTTTATTAATTAAAAAAAACCAGTCATTAGACTGGTTTTTTTAATTTCAAATTTTTTATATTGGTATATAAAAAAATGTGTCCTTTTCACTTAGCGTTTCACCATTATAAAAAACGAGGAATTTGATTGACCTTTGATTTCTTCCTCCACTTCTTTAACTTCTTCTTTTCCTTGTGATATTAAATCCGCGCTATTTATTTTCACGGCGCCGGGGAGTTGGAAATCATACCTTCCCACCATATTACCTAACATAACTTTACTCCATCCTACGCAATACTTATAAAAAAGATCATCCATAAACAATTTTTCTCTAGGTATATTGGCATAAGCCTCCATTATAACATCATACTTAACATTTGTTAATATGTGTATTCGATGGTTTAATTGATTGAAGTGGTGTTTAAGAGTATATTTATTCATTTGGTTCAACATATCACTCATATTATCAAGAAGTGTCTTATAAACACCCAATTCTGATATTGTGGTAACATATGATGATAGAAATGGTTGGTTAGTAACACCTAAGTTTACAGATAAATTTGGAGTATTTATACCAAGTTGGAAAAGACTTTGATCTCTAACTTCATATAACCATGTAACACTTTGAATATCACAAGGAACTTCAACGTATCTAAATTTTGTAAATTCATCAGTATAAAAAGCTTCTTTTCTGATTAGGTAATAAATTTTTTGAACTGAATATTGATACCATCTATAGAACCATGGGAGTGCTCTATTTTCAATAATTTGTCTAATACTAGCATCTGGTAAGGTCTTTGGGAGAGCACAGGCAACTGTTAACTCAGTTTGTACTAAATCAATCATTTCTTCGATTGTATATCCACCACCTCCGGGTACATATTGATCACCATATCCATTTACATCACTCATAATATAATATATTTTTCTATATATATTAAATAAAAAAAGAGAATAAAAACAAAAATCCCCAGATTTCTCTGAGGATTTTTAATTAATATATTGATATTATAATTTAACTCTTTCGTTATATTGAAGTTCTTTTACTCCGTCTAATTCTGAGTTTAAAATATTTTCTCTTTTTTCTAAATTATTTAAAGCTGTTATTAAAACGTCAGATTCACCAATCATCTTGATAGATCCTTTAAGTTTCTCAATATTAAATTGAACATCTTCTAATTTAAGAGTAATTTCTCTTTCTTTATCTTCTAATTTTCTTTTAACGACCATTTCTTTAGAAAGTTTATTCTCGAAGAAATAAGTTAAATCATAATTTAATTCATTTCTTACTTCATTAACTAATTCTAAAGCTGAATCATATTTGAAAAAAGAATTTCCATGTCTTTCATCACATCTATATAAATATAGTGAGTTTTTATAATTAAATGCGAAACATTCTAAATAAGGATTAATTAAGTTATTAACTCTTTTAACAACATCTAACTCCATAAACTTATCTAAATTTTTAGACGTTTCTAAAAGAACAGGGTAGAAGTTTTTATTAACAATTGGAATAATTGGTGAATTGAAAAGACTTTCCAAAGTAGTCTCATTATTCATTTCATCATCATTAATGAATATTTTACCTTTTTTATCAACAGATAATCCAATTGTTAGATATTCGGATAATCTAAAATTAATTCTATCTTCGGTGATATTAGAATATTTCATTGCTGTTTCTAAAATTCTTAAAGTTTTTAATTCCTCAGCATCTTTAATATTATTTTCCAATAAAGTTTTTTCAATTGTATTTTCAGTCAATAAAAACCAAGAATCTTTAACTAAAACAATGTGTCCATCTTCAACAGACTCAACTAATGTAAAAATTGATTCTCCTTTACCACCACTAAGTAAGTTTGTTCTCTTTTCAGGTGATTTTGTTAAATTATGTACAAATAATTTAATTTCTGGAACCCAATCATAAACAGATAACTCATTAAGTACTTTAGACATTCTATCTTGATCATCTTCAAGATTGATTGTTTGTAAAAGAACATTAATTGGTTGTCTATAAAGTTCACCTTGATTTTTTGTATTAAGAACATTATATAAATTTTTCAATTCATACAATAATTCATAATTTTTCATATCATCGTTTAAACTCTCTAATAGAGATTTAACTTCTTTATCATATGTGTATGTTTTTAATTTCTCATTAAGAGAATTAATTATTGTCTTTTCAGATGCAACATTGCATGCATTCATGTGACTTTCAACTATAGAAGAGATTTCGTCCTGTTCAAGAGTTAAATTCTTCTTAAAATTAAATAATTCAAGTTTTAGATTCTTCATGTTATTTCATATTTTTTTATATTCTGATTATATATATTAAGTAAAAAATATCATTTTTTTCTATTTTTTACCTTTTTCTAAATTCCTCTCTAGCTCTAAGTATATTATCATACCACTTTGATCTTTTTGGATTGGTGGATATTGTGTTTGTTGAATATCCATTATTTTCATCTCGAAAAACAGAAGTACCAAAAGAACCGGAAGAACCGGAAGAACCGGAAGAACCGGAAGTACCTATTAATTTAGGCCAAAGTGATCCGGTTATACCAGTAGGTATAGTTCTAGGTTTTAGTGGTTTTGGTAAATTTGTATCCGGTAATGGAAATGGTGTAGGCTCATCAATATCAGGCGTACCGCTCATATACCAAGGAACAACACCACTATTATTATAACCATTTAAATCAGACATACCGTCACCACCATCTATAACATAACCAACATCTGCAAATTTATCAGATCTCCAGGCTGGATAATATGTCTCAACCGAAAATGATAATTTAACTGATATTTTATTATCACTTGTTAAATTCTTTTCTCTATTAATTTGAATTGTATTACTATCGGGTAAAGTGATAACAGCGTCTATATTCATGAAATTATGTTCAAAATATATAAATTTGTATATCCACATTGTATCCATTAAAGCTTGTGAGCATTTAAATGTATCTATTTCAGATGAAACCAATATTTCTAAATCATAATTAACCGTTATAGGTATAGCTCTAACCTGAGCAAGTGTTTTTCTAATCTCCCACTCATTTTCAACAACCATTTTTAGCCAAACATTTGGATTTGCAAACTCATCAGACTTAATATTAAAACCGGTTAGAGTCAAATGACCTCTTGGTATCATATCAGTATTTAATTCAACATATCTATTTTCGGAAACTATATCATCAGAAAATGAATCTAATAAAAATCTCTCATCTCCAGATAAAGAATAATATATTGGAACTTTAACAAAAACATCACCTGAAGAAAATCGATTTCTCCACTTAATTTTATCCTCCAGTGTATATAGAACACCAACAGTTAAATCTCTCATGAAAATATCTTCAAAGTTAAATTTGCTACCTATCATAAATTATATATTAAATAAACTTTCTTTCTAAGAGAACATATATCATTTATCAAATTATAATAATCATGTCGGTAAAATCTTTAATACTTTGGGAAAAATGGAGGCCAAGAAATTTGGAGGATATAATATTATTACCTAGAATCAGAAAACAGTTTGAATCTGGAGTATCACAACATTATATATTCTATGGCCATTGGGGAACTGGTAAAACTAGCCTAGCTAGAATTTTAATAGGGAAATATTCTAAGGATAAACCATTCATGGAGGTAAATTGCTCAGAAGAAACCTCTATCGATTTTCTTAGAGAAGAAATATCATCATTTTGTAAAACAAAACCAATGTTTGAAGGAGATTCTGATATAAAATATGTTTTTTTAGATGAATTTGAAAGAGTTTCAGCTCAATTTCAAGATGCATTTAAAGCCTTTATAGAGAAGTATAATGATAAAGTAAGATTTATTATAACAACCAATCACATAGAAAAAATAGGAAATGGTCTTAAATCTAGAATAAAGACTATAAACTTTGATTGCCAGAATATAGATGAAGAAAGGTATTTAAAAAAAGAATTCTTTATGAGAATTCAAAAGACAATTTTACCAAAAGAAGAAAAAGAAATCACAAAAGAGGATTTAGTAAGAATAGTTAGTAAAAAATTTCCGGATTTTAGAAACATTTTAGTAGAGATTCAAGATTTCTTACAAACTGGAGACAGTGAAATAACAGGAAATATCTCCAATAAGGTTAAAATCGAATTATATGATTTCATTTTTGATAAAAAATATGACTACAATAAAACATACCATTTTTTAATGAATACATTTGGTCCAGAAAAAATAGATCAGATGGTAAAATTATTAGGTAGATCTTTTGTAGAATACATTATGGATAAAAATCCAAGTCTCTCATCAAAACTATTTGATTGTAATTTTATAATATCAGATTATTCACCTCTACTTGAAACTAATACGGATCCAATTATATTAGGAATGACGATTATAGGAAAATTTAGAAATTTATTTATGTAGATATATTTTATTAATATATATTACATGGCTAATTATAATTTTACAGACTTTTACATTTCATATAAAGGAAATCCCAATTTCAAAGATCTTGAATTAATAGAAGATGATATACTAAAAGTTATTATACAAAAGTGGGAAATGGTATTATTCACCGAAAAAGGTGAGGTTTTTGGCGAACCTAATTTGGGTGCAAATTTATCGTATTATCTACATGAAACTAAATTATCAGCCGAGTCAATTAAAGAATCATTAAATGAGCAGATAACATATTTTATACCGGAATTAAATGATATAGACTACACATTAGATGTTGAGATATTAGAAGATCCCGAAAGATACCAAGAATATATGGAAATTAACTTTGCTCTGAAAGATATAGAAGTTTATATTATTGTATCATAGTTTAAAGCAAATCTCATTTATAAATGATATAAAATCCTGTATATGATTTTCTTTAACTTTTTTTGGCAAATCTTTAAATTTAACATCATCAGTCCATTCCTTATTAAATACCCATTTCATATTTTTAGGAGCTTTTTTCTTAGACTTGTATTTATTTCTCATAGCCCAGATATATTTAAATTGTTGTTTACTTTTTGATGGCATATTAGCAATTTTTATTTTTATTTTATAGGACAATTTTTAGCGCTATAAATATATCTATCATCACTTTTGAAATTGACACCAAGTGATTTAGCAGCAACCTCAATATCAGTTATACACTCTCCATCAGCACCACCAACAATTGTAACCGATACATTATCTTCGACCTGAGCTTCCGTTATTTCCATAAAAAGATCATAGAGTTTTTTAGGAAGATGGTGCCATCTGTGGTTATTCCCAATATAAACTATAATAGTTCCCTCATTAGTATGGAAGAAATCACCTCTTATCAATTCACCGTCATCTTCTTTTCTTTTTATCTCCTCATATTCAGATTCATCCAAAACAGGTTTATAAAAATCAACAGTCACATCATAGTTATATCTCTTCTCAATCAAATCAATTTGATTTGGAAATTCATACAAATCGTTAGTATCTTCTTCTTCAGGATCTCTATCATATAGATAATCTTTATCAACATTTTTACCAAGATGATGATTATCCCAAATCTGATATACTTTATCAAACTTATTACAATACTTCTTAAGCTCTTTAAGATAGTTATCTGTAAAAAAATCATGAAATGATTTTTGAACGTCAACAATAATTAATATGTCTTTAGTCGAATGACTTTCAAATGTCTTTAAATATCTCATTTTATCTTTTTAATTATTATTGTAAGTACCGGTGTTGAAGATGTGTAAAGCTTATATGGTTTCATCTCAATTGATAATCCACTAAATGGTTCTAAATGATCTTTTAAGAGATTAAAATATGAATTAAATTTACCTCTATTATCATCATTTATATCTTCAACTTGATGATATTTATTAACACTATTATCAAAGAAACTAATTGTTATCATATCACCTATACCAAATTCACTTTTTAATAAGTCTTTAAGACTAGTAACTGGATTTATAAATTGTTCTAATTTATTAATTAAAGCGTCGCTATTTTTGGGATCTGTTGTTCCAATTTGGTGTATAACTAAATTAGAATTCAAATCACTATAAATAGAAAATGAATAGTAAGCTGTTATATTTTGCTCATCTAAAACATAATTAATTTCATACGAGTCAAGAAGTACATCACCTAATGTATAACTACTTTCAAAGTTTTCAAACAATTTAATAAACTTCATATACTATATATTATTTTTCTAAATATGATTTTCTCCAAGTGTAATCAAATTCGATTAGATAGGATTCTCCAAATGGATCTGGATTAGCACACATATAAGGAATATCCATTCTTCTAAATCTAGCATTACACTCTTCGCAGAATCTATCTATTCTATCAATTTCAAAATAGGGTATAATTACCTCTATACCAATTTTGATTCTTTCACTTTCAACAATTGATTCCAAGTTGTCATACCAAGGTCCTTTTTTAATAACTTCATCCTCTAAATAAAACATAGGTTTTATTTCAAGATTTGAATCTGGATAAGGATGCCAAAGAACAAAAGTTAAATCACATCCACTATAAATGTCCGCATGATCTAAACAGGATAAGACAACTTCTCTAAAATCCAAAGGATCTACTTTCCATATCTGTTTAATCTTATCTATATGCTCATCACCTAAGTCAAAGTTTTCAAATAGTTTTAAATGTTTCATTTTTTAAAAATGTTTTGATAATATAAAGTCTATAGCTTTAATTTCCTTCTCATATTTATTTGAATCAGATTCATCTTCAGATTCATCCTTTAACTTTTTAAATTTAAATCTCCAATCTAATAACTCATCGATATCAACCGGTTGAAATTTATTTTTAACATATCTTTTATAAGTGTCAGTATGTATAAATTCCAATTCTTTAAAACCTTCAAATAATTTTAAGTATTTCATATACTATATATTAAAACAAAAAACCCATCATTTTATTGATGGGTTTTAAATTTCTAGATACTAGTATTTTTATAAAGGTAATTCTTCTTCGTTTTCCTCACCCTCTTCTTTTTCTTCTTCGTTTTCTTCCTCTACCTCTTGAGCTTGTCCTTGTGGTTGAGCTTGTGGCTCTTCAAATTCACCATCCTGAGCTTGTCCTTGTGGTTGAGCTTGTGGTTGAGCTTGTGGTTGAGCTTGTGGTTGAGCTTGTGGTTGAGCTTGTGGTTGAGCTTGTGACTGAGCTTGTGGTTCAGCTTGTGGCTCAACTTCAGATTGAGTATCAACTTGAACCTGTGGTTGAGCTTGTCCTTGACCTTGAGCACCACCCATAAGAGCATTTCCTGGAATTTTTTCTAAATCTAAACCAGTTAAAGTAATGTATTTTAATAATTCTTCCGCGATTTCAACATCACCAAAAAATTGACGAATGTTTTTACCAGTTGAATCTTTAACTTTTTTAACATAAGAATTAATAAGTGACTGTGGAATATCAACCATAGATCTAACTTTATAAGTATCACCAACTTGCAAAACAGATTCTTTTACTGCATCAATAAGAGCGCTTTCATTAACTTTTGATAATTCAACTTTTAAACTCTTATATGATTCGAATGTTCTAACGTATTTCATATTTATTTTAATTTTTTATAGAGTATATATTAATAAAAAAATATCATTTTTTTCACTTTCACTCTTTTATTTTAATGTTATTCTCAACAGTAATTGTATCTCTCATACAATCACTCCAAACCTTAACACTATAAAAAGGTCTTATTTTTATTAATCCCCATAAATACTTTTTCTCCCAATCTTTGTATAAAAAAGTAGTTAATTTATCATTAAATTCTTTTTTAGTGAAAGAAATTGAATCAGACTTTATATATCCACTTAAATTATAACACTTTTCACTCAAATTAAAATATGACTTTTCACTCAAACTATCTCGATTAATAACAGTTGTAGTCAATAGAGTATCTTTAAAATTATATCTAGTCTCAATCACGTTTGTTATAAACTTTGTTTTTATTTTCAATTCTTTAGCTAATGAATCATATTTTGGATATAATCTTTTCAATTCATTAACAGTTAAAATTTGTTGTCTGCTTTTATCCTCTATTAGAGAAATCATATTGTTATTATATCTTATTCGATCTTCTCTTTCATTTTTATACAATTTAAATAAAAAGAAAATTATAATAGACATTATCAAAATGGTTCCGATAAAAAATGTATTTAATTTACCACTCAACATAAACATTAATTATTTTTTTTATATATAAAAATATACTATCTTTGCTATATGAAATATAAAAAACTAATATCATTCGATTTCGACAAAACTCTATTCCACACACCTGAACCAGAATTGGGTAAAGGTATTTTTTTAGAAAAAACTGGAAAAGTTTGGTCGCATAAAGGTTGGTGGGGAAAACCAGAAACTTTGGATTTAGAAATATTTGAAATACCTAAAAATGATTGGGTATATAATCATTTTTTAGAATATACAGAAGATGATGAAAATTATATAATTTTAGCAACCGGTCGACTTAAAAAAGTTGAAGGTATGAGTGATAATGTTCATAAAATTTTAGAAAAAAATGATATAGAGTTTGATGAAGTTCACTTAAATTGGGGAGGAGATACTTTAAAGTTCAAAATAAAACTTTTTGAAGAAAAAATAAAATCCTTAGGAGTTGAAGAGTTTATCATGTTTGATGATAGAGAAGAGCATTTATCAGAGTTTGAAAAATGGGCAGATAAACAAAATATAAAAATAACTATTATTGACATTATCAACAAAACAGAAAAAACATTCCTATAATATATAATAAAAAAAATAAAAATAAGTATGAGTAAAACTAAAGAACAAGTAGAATCACAAGTAGAAGAAATCTTGTCTAGTCCATATGTTCTAATTTTAGAAAACGATGACTACAATTCATTTGATTGGGTAATCACATGTTTAATGAAAATTTGTAAACACGAATACGAACAAGCCAATCAATGCGCATTTATAGTACATCACAATGGTAGATGTGACGTTAAATATGGTGATTATGATACTATTTCCGATATGAAAGATAAACTTAAAAATGCTGGTCTTTCAGTAACAATGGATTCCAATTAAAAATAACCACTCAGTTTGAGTGGTTATTTATTTTGACCGAACCAATTAATATTACTATTATAACTTGGTTTTGTTCTATTAATAAATTGTTTTCTTGCTCTTAGCACCTGACCATAATCCAAACTTTCAACAAAGTCAGATTCACTCATACATTTATTTATGTATTCCATAAATGATTTATCAGAATTTCCAAAATCCTCTACAAATTCCTTAAACTCGGGCTTTCCAAAAATTGTAGTCATATTTACTAACGTCATAACTGTATCATCATTACTATTACCATCAGCAGCATATCTAATATTTCCTGATGAAGTTATATGTTTAACAAATGTCGTAATTTCTCTAATGTTGTCTTCATTTGTAATAAATATACCACCGGTTTGCATTAAATCTTGATAATCTTTGACCATCATATTTTTATTATCTCCAACTTTTAAACCAACTTTTTCCTCATTCGAATCAACTCTGTGTTTATATCTGACAAAGATGGATGATCCATATTGATTATTACCATCAAAAACATGTGGCATCTCAGCTAAAAGTGTATTACCATAATTATTCAACTCTAAAACAATTTTAACATTTTCAGGGTTGAAATATTCAAATGCAATTAAATACAATAATTCGGATAATTGTTTAACGGATATAAAATTATTTCTATAAATTCCAATTTGTTCTAATCTAAAAAAGTCAACTATGGATTTATATTTGAATCTTTGAGATTCAATTAAATCTGTTTCTTTTTTCGAAACTTTAAAAATATTAATAATGGAATAATCTTGACCCAATCCCTCTGATATATCGACCGATATAACGATCTTATAATCTTTTCTATTAATTGGCAAATACATATCATCACAATCAATCCATTTAAGATCACTATAATTAAACCTCAATTTTTTAAACTCATCCAACTCCTCATATACGTAATTCTTTTTAGACTTTAAAATATCATCTATTATCTCTTCTGATAATAAAGATCTACTACCATTGATAAATCTCAATCCATATTCTTGATTAAACGCATCCTCACCACCAATATCTTTAACAGCCTCATCTTTCCAAGTAGTTATTTCGGATATAGATAAAATTGAATTCCAGTTTTCATTTTTATCCTCAAACTGAATACTTTTAATATCATCAGATGAACATTTATCATTATTAAAAACATGAATAACATCTTTTTGTTGATCTAAATCAAAAGACATTTCAACTTTAGTTAAATCTCCCCAATCATTTTTAACTAATGATAATATATCACCAGATTTGATACCATGTTCATACATTTTATGATTATTCAATCTAATATATGTAACAAACCTACCAGGAACTTGATACCAATAAACTCTCATAGGTTTGTAGTTATTCTTCTGTGGATCACCATCAGGTCTCTCTGCATCTGTTAACAATCGATGAAACAAATTCATACCATTTGGAGTAGATGTAATAATAATTTTTGAATTTTGAACAGCTGATACAGTCGGAAAAGCCGCGGTATAAAAACTTTCAATAATATTAGAAGGAATGTGAGCAAACTCATCTAAATAGAGAAGATCTATGGTAAAACCAACTGCTGGTGTTTTTGTTCTAGCAGATGTTTTAATTCTACACCCATTATCAAATGTTATAGACTTTTGATTCCAAACTTTTACACCCGGTTTTAAAAAGAATGGTAATAAAGCATATATAGACTTTATCTTATCAACAACCTCAACAACAGTATCACCCTTATTCGCGATAAGCATCGCATTCTTATCATTATTAAATAGTAAAAAATGCAATATAAATATAGATGATGAAATTGTTTTACCACATTGCCTAGCGGCCATTAGTATATTAAATCTATTCTGAACAAAATTATCTAATATTTCTTCTTGATAATCTCTTAATTTTATAGAACCAACACTACCATCTTCTCGTTTAGTTTTACAATATTTCTCAGTAAAATAATGTATATCAAGAGCACATCTAATATATTCTTGTTGCTCTTCAGCAGTCATTTTAAAAATAACACCACTTCTTCTTATACCAATCTCACCCTTTAACCATGGATTTTCATATCTTTTTAATAGAATACCATCGTTTATTTTATCAACAGACTCATTAACAAGCTTAGTAGTAAATACTATTTGTCTATCATCATCACTTTTTATCTTACTCATATAATGTATATATTTAAATCAAAAAGTAGAAAAAGTACAATTTTTAGAAATAATATATACACTATGAAAAGAGGAATAAAAAAAGTTAAAGTTGGATTTTCAGTGGATATAGAGACTTATAACGAGTTTGAATTATACTGCAATGATAATTATATAAATAAATCAAAATTAATAGATAAAATTATTAAAGATTTTTTAAATAAAGAAAAAATAGAAATAAAAGATGTCGAAATCGGATAAAGAAAAAAATAGAATAAAAGATGAATTTGAACAGATACAATCAGAATCAATGAATTTTGATTTATCTATGCATTTAGCAAAACCAGAAGACTTACCAGACTTAGGGGAAATAGCAATATATGATTATGAATCAGACTTAGATAGTGTAAATGAACAATCAACTGATGTATTAGAATCTTTAGTAGATCTCTATTTAGGTGATGTTCCTAAATTAAAAGATCATTCTTATATATCAAATAAAATGAAAGAAGACGCGATGGTTTATGCCGAAGGATTATTTCTTGCCAAAATGACTAGAAAAAACTTTTTAAATCAACTAAGACAAGTTGATAATGGTGATAATTCAGCTAGGATGCATGAAGTTGTAAACCAAACAATTGGACAAATTAGAGAAAATGCTAAATTTTTAAGTGGTCAAAGAACAGAATTGGAGAAATTTTATAAAACACTAAGAAAAGATTTAGGATATGATGATATTGAAAATAATGAAATTTCTAAATCAGATAATGTTGAAATGAAAGAGGATAAAGAGGATGATGGAACTATAACAGACAATAAAAAATTGAATGATTTGATAAAACAAGCAATGTTAAATAAAGAAGATAAAAAAAAATAACCACTTATTAGTGGTTATTTTTTTTAAAACTTTCAAATGTTTTTATTATCTTACTTAAAGATAAAATATTCTTTTTAGTCTGTATTCTTTTCATCTTATTAGGACTAACATAATTAATATTTAGAATATTATCATACGATTTAACGACATTACTAATTTTATCCTTTAAAACAATATCACTATTATCATATAAATACTTTAGAAAGTCATTCGGATTTATATTAATATTTTCTAAATCATCATCATAATAATTAACAATATCATATTTAGTTATTTCACTATCAATAAACTTATCAGAATCACTTTTTAACCCAATTAAAAATTGTAATAAAAGTTTTACTTTATTAAATACTATCCTATCATTCTTTCTATTAAAAAATGTTTCAGATAAATAATAAATATCTTTTATATCTAAACCCATTTCCAAGAATTTATCTTTTAATTTTTTTAAAATTAATTCATAATTCTTTTTATTATTTTTAGAACATATCAAATAAATATGATCTGTTGTATTTTTTATAGGTAGTAATAAATCTATATTTATATCATAATCAACATCTCCAATAATTTCAGAATTAAAAAACTCTTGCATAGAAAATGTTAAATTGAAAGTATCAATTTTAAGATTTTTACATTTTATTTTTAAATCATTTGCAATATTTTCAGGCAACCAATAATTATCACCATTAAAATTAAATCGTTCACCACGATCTTTCCAAACACCCTTTTTTATAAGGTTATAATCAGATTGATCTAATTTATAAATTGGTATCTTAGGACTTTTAACGTCTATAATCCAAACTTTATTATCAACTCTTAAAATTGTATCCAAGTCAAAAAAATGAGCTATCATTAGAAATATTTTTTTATTTTATAAGATATTTGATGAGGTCCTTCCCATCTTGATCCTTCATATTGTTTTTCTTTCCAAGTAACACCACCACTTAACTCAGTATCAAATGATTGACATTTTGGACAAATTTCGGGAATATCAACATTATCATCAATCGAATAGTTAAATATCCCCTTACACCATGGATTACTACATACTTTACTTTCCATGTTTTATATATTAAAATAAAAAACTCACCATTTGGTGAGTTTTTTATTATATCATGTTCTTACTCAATGCAAATTCATATAATATTGGTAAATTTAAATGCCTATTAAAATAATATCTCAAATCTCCCAATGTTTTAGATTTCTTTAATATTGTAATTATTAAAAATCCAAACTCCTCCTGAAAATTTAAATAATAAGAGTTCCATGGCTTGTTATAATTTTCTAAATTATTCCATTCCGAATGACCTCCGGTTAACCAAAACAAACATTTAGATGGTTCTATTTTTTCATAATCAATAATATCAATTTTTAAATTCCAAATTTTATCGTTTGCCTCCACAACTCTCATCAAAATTGCCGTCGCTTCCGCCAAATCAGTGGTTATTTCTTTTCCAATTTCAAAATAATAGTCGGATTCTTCATGTAAAATTCTGATTTTTCCACTATTATAAATTTCTCTAGATAATGATTTAACATCGATTTTTCTGCGTTTCATAGTGATTTTTTATTTTTTATGATAGATGAGTAGATAAATTAATACCCCCATTCCATTCTCCATTCATTAAACCCCTTTCAAAAATACCTGATTCCCAATTACCATAAAATTCACCACCCTTAAAAATACCATAATTCCAATCACCTGATATAAAAATACCATCATACCAAATTAAAGTACCCTTCTTTATTTCTATTTTAGAATTTCTAATCTCTGAATCAACCAACCAGTTGAACCCTAAATCTTCTAAAATATCTTCAATCTCTTCAACATGTGTGTATATTTTACCATTGTGTTTTAACTCTAAATACCTCATAAATCTATATATTATCATTTTTTTTTATTAAAATATTAAAACTTAAAAAGTCCTCTATTTTTAATATTTTAAAAATATTTATTTAATAAATCTATTTATTAATAACCAAAATCCATTTCTTATTACCAGCATTATATATTCTCCAATACCCCAACTCAGCCATTATCTCCTCACCAGTTTTATTACTATCATACCCATCTTTTACTAATTTTGATTTTCTCCAATTAAATCTATGACTTCTAATACTATTAACAACATACCAATAACCAGGATTTGATGTCCATTTATATTCAAATCCTAATTTCTCATACAAATCACCATCGGATATTAAATTATCTGAATAAGTTTGTATTTCAACAGGTTTGTAATTTTTTATAAAATATTTTAATAATTTAGATGCGCCACCAACTACACTTGTATTCAATTTATTACAAAATCTAGTAAGTTCCCAATTATCTTTACCATCAACATTCTTACTATTAAACGGAAGTCTTAATTTCGAAAATGTCATTAGAGTAACCAATTCGTCACCATAATAAAGACCAATTCTTTTAGATGATTTACAATCACCTTGCAAATGGTTTTTATCTAAAAATTCTCTTGAAGTATTATAATCAATTTCCTTTATATTAGTTTTTCTTGCCATCAATCTACCAGATTTAGATATTTTATTTAAAATAAATGATTCACAAATCTCTCTTTTTAATGTCCAATCATCTTCCCATATTGTACACAATTTTATTTCATTATCTATTGATTTTTTATATTTATTCAGATGATAATCTTTATTTTTAAACTTATTTGAATGCCAAAAAACCCCATTAAACTCAAAACCGAGTTTCAAATCAGGTAAATAAATATCAATCTCATACGGATCTATTATTCCCTTAACATTTGATATTATTTCACCATGATAATTTTCTCTTATAAAGTTAAAAACTTCTATTTGATCAATTGATGAACTTTCTGATATAGGATAACATTCTGTGCATATACTATTATTATTCTTTATTCTCCAATAAAACTGATATGTTAAAATATTAAATTTATTTTCACAAGAATGACAATAAAATTTTAAATTAGTCTTATCACCCATCTCAAAATCAATAAATTTGAATTTATTTAAATCAATATTATCAACTATTCTTTGTTTATAGTTTTTGTAAAATAAATCGATTGTCTTTTTATGTATATCATTATTCATCCATGGATGATCAACACCATATCTATTCAAAGAAGTATTTTTATAGTTTTCTTTATAATTACTTTGTTTAAATGATTCTATTCTTTTTTTTTGTATATCTTGAGATTTTGAGGGATTTTCAACTCCCCAATTATTCATTAAAGTCTGTTTTGACTTACTTTTAATATTATCAGATGACATTGGCGAATTACCACCATATTTATCATTATTTGTCTTTTTTATTTTCTCTTTTACTAAATCTGATTCAGCTGGTGTTTTTGTTCCAAACTTCTCAATAGATTTTATTTTTTTAAGTTCTATTATATTAGGATCTGATCCTATACACTTATTACTACAATAGTCCAAATATCCAATTGTTGAATTTTTAAACTTAACCGGATTTTTACAATTTGGATTTTTACAAATAGGCTTTTCTATATTATTCAACACCAAATAAACCTTCTCCTTAAAGGGGATATCAATGTTTATTTTTTGAATAATAAATTCATACTCCTCTGTAAAATTCTTAGAGACATAAGATTCTTTACACATCTTGCCGGATGGATCATTTATTTTAAATATATCTAAATTCATTTGACCATATAAGTTTTACATATATATTAAATACACCTAACTTTGTTCATAAAAAAAAGTCTCAAATTTCTTTGAGACTTTTTTTAATTTATTTATTAGACTATAAGAATCCACCAGCGTCAATTGCTCCAGTTCTAAGTATCGTAACATTGTTAACAATGATACCCATACCCTTAATTGGTTCAACATAAGTGTCTAAAACACCAATTTGATTATCAATTATCTCAGATGTGTTATTCTCATCATCCATTTTATTAAAATAGTTATATAAACCATTTCTATTTACATATGTTTCACAAATTACATCAGCTCTAAGTTTAATTTCAGCTCTGATTTCAGCTGTGTTATATTGCCATTGGAAATCTAATAACATTCTAGATAATTCTCTTTCCAATTCGATTAACACCTCTCTAACGTGGATATAAGAAAGAGCTGATTTGTAAAGAGTTTGAGCTGTATTCTCAGTCTCAATTACATTTCCTCTATTTCTTTTGAACACGATAGGGTTCATTTGTGATTGATTCAACCATTCGATATCCTCATTACTATAGTTATGTTCAAGTCCAATAATGTTAGTAATTCTACCATTAGTAACACCAGCTGCGATTGTCCAAGGAGTAATACCACCCAAATTAGAAGTATGTTTCCTCATATATGTTGTCGCAACGTGTGATGCAGGTGGCATAGAAAGCTGTCTACCATTATCATCAACTTGAATATAAGGAGTAAAGTAACCAACACAAGTAGATCCTTCACCATCAGCGAATGTATACGTAAACGATGCTGCTTTATCAGGATTTGAACCTTTTGCCATAAACTCAACACTTAAATCACCATTAGAATCTACGAATGTAGGCGAAGATGATTGTTTGAACGATTTAACAGATGGCATATTTAAGAAACCAAATATATCTCTTCTACTTCCACAAATATCAGCCAATTGTTGTTTTGATCTTTCACTAAGTCCCAATCCAAAAGAATCAACTAAATATCTATAATCAATAGCCTCTTTATTAGTTAAAGCTCTGAATAAAGGAGTTCCTTTAGCAACAATATCTAAAATATTATTCTGAGTTGTTTCTGTACCATCTGGTAAAGAAGCTACTCTAGTTTTAAATCCTTTAAATGTTAATGCTTTATAAGCGTATGTGTAGTTATCAACTGATCTATACAAGTATGTTTGCCAATCCAATCCAAATAAATTTCTTTTAATTGCTCCATTACAAGTAACTATAACCAAACTTGAATCGTTTTTATAAACTTTCTTATCAATAATTCTAACAAGTCTATTGTTAGTACCTAATAAGAAATCACCAATTCTAAGTTCAGAATATCTATCACCTTTAACTAAAACTTGATTATCTCTTATCCATGTCCCATCTTCATCAACCAATTGATTATCTTTAACACCAGTTGGTAATAATTCAATTTCTAAAGTTTGTTTATAATTTGAACTTTGAGATATAACATAAAATTTATTCAATGGAACTAAATCACTAGCCCCATAAACACTTCCTAATGGAGGCATCGGAATTAATGAGCTATAACTATTTTTAAATCTAATAGACAATGAATTATTAACAACATTTCCATTAGCTTCGGTTTTATTATCAATAAACATATTTAAATAATTAAAACCAGATGATAATGAATGATCTAATAAATCTTTTACTCTTGTAACTTTTTCATAAACGACTTCTTCAGCGATTTTGTAGATGTATAATTTTGAAGCATTATTAAGTAAACCACTATCTAAAACTAGTCCATTAGCATCTGTAAATTGTGTAATTGAACCAGCTGAAGATGATGCCATATTTTCACTAAGAATTGTAATTCTTTTTCTATTAAGAATAGATTGTTTAATAGTGATCATATCACCGATTGGAATTTTAGGATCATTTTTCAAAGTAACACCATTAACAACAGAATTATTAGCAAATGATGCAGTAAACATAATATAATTATACCCAGCGAATAATGTTGTTTTACCAGTATTTAATCCAGTAATTGCTTTATCTTCTTCACCATCAAAGAAAGTAACTGAATATCCATCTGTTGACATCCAAACATCGGATGGAATTCTATTATTTTGGAAGTAATCACCATTGTTAATATATCCATTGTAATATTGTTGATATAAATCAGAATATTTAGAAACTACACCAATACCATCACCAATTGTTATATCAGATGATGTAACGCTATTTGTTAAACCAATCATTCTAGTATCCATACCATTTGTACCCAAAATAACCTCATCATCAACAGAATAAATAGTTAAAAAACCTTGTAAAACTTTTATCCAATCGTTTTTAACAATTTCTGAGTTTGGTAAATTAGTATTTAAAATAAATGATTTATTTTGAGTTGATGTTCTTACTATATTAGAAAGGAACATACCTTCCATACTCACTTTTCTATTACCAGAATCACTATTTAGTATTAAAGCTCTTTTATCTTTATCAGCACTATCTAATAATGCGACTAATTTGTTAAACATTTTATGTCTTCTGAAATGTCTATAATTATTTGGATCAGTACCATTATTATCAGTATTTAAGAAAGTATATTTGATTTTACCATCACCTTCATAAGAAACTCTATAATCAAATAAATCATGATTAACCTTCTCTAAAGTGAATTTCTCAGTAGATATTGAAAGATCTTTTTGCATTGAATTTAAAGCCGTTTGATTAAATTTAAACGTAAGTGGAGTGGTAGGTGCTGTTGTTATACCACCTTGACCAGTAACTAGATTCAAACCATAAGTACCAGTTGCATCAACAGTGAATGTTATACCAGTTGTAATAAGTTCATTTACTGTTAAACCAGCTACCCAAATAGAAGTAAAATTAACCTCAACACCTGTCGAAATAGTCGCAGCAGTTGCATTTGCTTTTATTGTTATAGTAGCAACACCATATGTTCTTGAAGCACCACCAAAAGTAGCTCTTACCGCAATATTAGTTTTAACAACGTCAGCAGGACCATTTACCAAACCAGTAAATCCAGATTTATTTGTAACATTAGCATTGACAGCGACTGAGTTTCCATTAATATCTTTCGCAGGAGTCATTTGATATTTAAGAGCGGTTCCTTTAATAATAGCATTAAGTATTGGATAAGGACCATTTGAATTAGCCCATTGATTATTTAAAAAATATACTCTATTAGAAGACAAATCAACTCTATCAACTATAAATAAAGTTGGTCGACCAGTTGAGTTAAAAGTATCTAAAGTTGTTGGTACAGCATTCGAATCAGATAGAGCGCGTTTTGTGGAAAGTAAACTTGGATCTAAATACCAAACAGATACTAAATCACCACTCGATAACTGAGAAACACCAGATGCCCATTTAGTCCCAGTACTCAATTCAGCACAAAACTGTTCAGTTTGATCATCAAATGTAAAAGTACAACTACCAATTGAATTTGGTGAACTTGTCGCAAAAACTGGACTAAAACTTCCATAATTCCATTTATCAACATTAGAATAACTTAATATTCTATTATCATATACAAATCCAGATCTTTCTATAGTATTTGCTGTAGAAAAACTACCCCCTGTAAATTTTTGATTACCAGAAGCTCCAATAACAGCAGCTGTATCATCAAATAAATAAGCTTTAGTTGGTTTATTTTTATAAAAAGTTTGAATATATGAACTATTATCATGTATCAATGGATTACTATAATCCGAATTAGGATTTAAAAATGAAACATCAACATGTACTCCCTCGGTATTAAGAATTGAATCTGAAGAAGATCCACTATTCATCCAATGTCCTTGAAAAGTTGTATTGAAAACATTAGTCGCTGGGTTAACAACAGGCCAAGCATTCCAACCATAAACATCACTTGTATATACTGGTGAGAATTTACGATCAACTCGATTACCATTAACATCTTTATATATATTCCAAGAATTAAATGGGACAAATTTATTAACACCATTAGAGTCTCCTTTTAATTTAAATTTAAATGTGTTCAAAACTATATCTTTTGACGTAATACCAATAACATTACCACTAGTTAAACTACTTGATAATTTAATTCCGGATGTTTCATAATCATAATAAACAGTTGCAACATATGATTGAGTTGCGGTTGATTGAGGATAATCAGCAGCAGTAACCGTAAAGGTAATTTCTTTGTAATTATTTACAGACTTAGCATCGGAAACAACAGGTTTATACTCACCATCTATAATAGCATAGGCTAAATCATGAACATTATATTTTATAGTAAAGTTTGTAGCTGATGTATAAACAAAATTAGTATTTGCATTATTATCAAAATTATAACTAATATATCTAATACCCCAAGTAGTTCCATCCGCAAACAATGAAGTTCTATTTTTATAGTTTTTTTGAACACCGGAATAAGTAGGAGCTCCGTTAACAGTTGGATAAAAATGATCAACATTAGTATTGACAGCAAGAATAGAATAATCATTATAATTATTTGATGTATAAGTCGATCTAGTAGTAAGAACATTTACATAATTATTACCTAATGCTGAAGTACCATTTATAACACCAGAACAAGTCATACCACCTAAATTAGCAGTAACGTTACCAGGTAAATCCAATGGTTTAACTTCAAATTTAATTTCTTCTGAAATATTCGCCTGATATGATAAGAAATCTATATATGTCTCATTTTTAGCAGCAATTGTATGTCCAACTAAATCAATAACATTATTAATACCATCTGTTTCAACAATATCAATATTATATGAACAAAAAATACCAGTTTTATCAGTATCTTTATTAAGATTTGTTTCAATAAATAAATTTTTGTTATTACCATCTCTAAAATATGGAATCAAAGAAAGACCTTCATAGTACCCCAATACTTTAACATTTCTATTTTGAATAAAATCCAAAACTAAATTTTTTCTAAGACCTGAACCAAGTTTAGTGTCATAGAAAAAATAATTACTCCAAACTTTATCTTGAGCCAATGTCTTATAATTTGACCAATCACCATCAACAACTACAACATCAACCATGTAATCTGAAATAAAATCATTAGAATTGATATAATTTGGTTTTTTTGAACCAAACCATGATTCCGCAGTAACGTCAAAATTATTAACTCTTGTTTTATAGATAAAAACCGAAACTGGTTTATCAGATAAGTTTGTAATATTAAGAGCTCTTTGTCCATACCCAGGATTAGATCGAGTTAAATTAATAAAAGATTCTGTATCTTTTTTCCAGAATCCAGTTGTATCATGGAATCTTCTATAAGCACCTAATCTTTTAGAATCATTTAAAATATCCGATGATGTTGATAATGTTTGATATTCAGCTGTGTCTAAGTTATCATTTGTTAATAACAAATTCATAGCGTACACTGGTGAACTCTCTAACATTTTTTCGACAGTTCTATGAAAGAAAGATCCCCTTCTCTCTAAATTTCTGTCAATTTCACCAAAAATAGCCTCGAACTCATTCAGAGTGCTAACTTTAACTGGTGTATTCACAGGTCCCTTTTTTGAAACACCCAAAACCAAGTTAGTTAACTGATCAACAGATTGAGGTGTTGCAATAATGGATTTATCAAATTCCTCGATAAATATACCTGGTCTTTTGTATTTTCCAATTTGAATTGCCATATTTTTTAATTATTTTTTTGTTATCATATATATAAAGTATAAAAAACCATTTTTTTCCATTTTTAATACTCCCTATTTGAATCTTTTATTATCCGATTGATGTAGTTCAACATTTCTTTCTCACGTTCCAACATTTCTTTCTGAATTCCCTCAAAACTATTAGACACATCAACCTTTTTCTTTTCTATACTATTTTTCGTATTCTGTATTTTTTGTTTTATTTTTGGTATTTCTTTATTATACTGATCTTTAATACCTTTATCAGTCGCGATATTTAATATATCCTGTGATTTCTGAAGATTTAGATTATCAGTCGCTATTTGATTAACACCCTTATCTATTTGTCTTTTCTTTTTAGCGATATTTAAATATTTAACTAAAAATTCATTTCTATCAGCCCCATTTTTGATATCAGTAGAACCGAATAATTTTTTCTCCATGTCTAATATTTTTTTATCATCATTTGATTTATAAGCAATATCAATCTCTTTATATTTAGAATTGAACTCATCTATTTGTGATCTAAGAGTATTCAATTTTTCTTTAGCTTTTTTAATATCAGATGTATCAGAGTCTTTAATTTCTAAATTTTCCAACCAAAGATTCCATTTTTTTAAATACCTCATTTAGTGTATTTTACAATTTTATTTTCAGGTTTTGGCTTAAATTGAACATCTACTCCTAATTTTTGAAATTTTTGTTTATACTCCTTATCAAAAGAACTAGATAAGTCTAATATCTTTAAATCTTCTTCTTTTATACAAATTTTATAAATATCATTTACTTTAACATTTAATGTATAACTTTCATTGTATTTTTCTTTAGAAGTATATTTAATAGACATTTCTTTATTTAATTGAACCTCATTTTTAAAATTCTTAATATTAGTATAGAATATAGTATATGGATTGCCACCCTCAGCAGAAGGTTTATTAATCATATTATTTAAATCATTTTTAGTTATCTCTATAGGATCTATTGCTTTTTTCCAAGGTCCAAAGCTTCTTATAAATGATATTCTATCATCCGAAATATAATGAGCAAATATTTGAACTTTAATGTTTTTATCAATGTCAGATCCATCTATAATAAAGAAAGTACCTGGAGAATCAATATATACCGGACCAGGACTATTTAATTTTAATATTTCTATTTTTTTAGAATTTTCATTTATTGTTTGTTGCATTTCAACATTAGCCTCAACAATACCATTCCCACCAGTAGGTTCAACACTAACATCTTTTGGTGCTTCATCAAAATATTTATCTAATAAATTTTTCTGAGCACCCACTCCATCACCAGAAGAAGAACCTTTACCATATAACTTAGAGCCATCTAATAAATCAGTCATAAACTTTCTAAGCAATGGACCTTTACCTTCTCTAATTTCATCACCAACTCTCAATGAAGTATCTTTATCGAAAATTACTTGGTATTTTCTATTACCTAAAATATCAAAAACAGCATCTTCCCATTTATCAAAAATTTCATTATTTCTCCAAGGACCATTATTACCACCACCCATATCGGTATACTCAAAGAGAGTACCTGGACTAGGACCAGCAGCAGAACCATCTAAATTTTGACTTCTTTTAGAGATAATTGGAGTCATATATAACTTATATGCCTGATTAAAAATTCTCAATATCTCTATAATTGGATCAAATCCATCAATTATAAATCCTCTTTTAATATTTATATTTTTTAATTTAACTTCTAACTCTTCAATTATTTTTTCATCTACCTCAAATTTAGATACAGTGTTACAATTATCTTCAAAATATTTAGAAATCTCATCATTGTTCGAATTATCCTTAACTTCATTATTAACTTCACTATTTCCAACTTTTAGAGATTTTATCTGACTCATAGTATCAACATACCCCTTCAAGTTTTTACCAAAGTCAACACCATCAAAATTATATTCATTGTAAAGTGAGTTACCGTTCTCTTCTTCTTTTTTAAATAATAAAGCCACATGAGCAAATTTTGAAATCTTATCAGATATTGAACTAAATTCACTAGTCGTTAGTTTATCAATTCTAAAATTCCAATTTTCATACAATTTATTAGCAGGAATAGTAAATGTCTTATTTTTACCGGAAATATTCTTAACAATATCAACAAATAACTTTATTATAAAATTTTTATAAACCTCACTATCTTTATTGGATATTACTTTACTTAACCCAACATTGCTAACAATTGGATCCTTTGATCCCTTCAATGTTTTATCTAAATTTTGACATTGAATTTTTAATTTCTTAAATGCTTGTAATGCATGATTTTGCTCTTTTGATATAACATTCTCACAAAATGATTGATAACTATCAACTATAGAAGCAACCTTAGATTTTTCACCAACATTAACATTTGGATTGACCGCTTTTTTACTATCAACATTTGAATTAGATGGTGAATCAAAATTTATCTTTTTATATTGCTCAATAATTTTTGATAGATATGTTAAATTAGAAACTAACAAACTATATTTATCAGAAAAAGCCTCCGAATTCTCAGTTGAGATTGTAGTTTTTTCATCATCTTTATAATTCTCTAAAAAGTCTAAAAACTTCTCTAATTCCTGTATCATTTTATCTTTATCTTCTAACTCATCAGATGATTCTTTTAACTTACCAATAGCATTTTTAACTAAAGATTTAATAATAGAAGCACTTTCGCCATTAGCGATTGAATTTTTAACTTCAAATAAAAAAGAATAAAACTCTAATTTTATAACCTCCATTTTATACTTAATATCAGCATCATAGGTAGCTATAAGACAACCATTGGTATAAATTCTCTCAAATTCAGAATTAAGTCGGTTAATTAATTTTGGAATTTGAACTAAAGATGCTAATTTTACTTTAACTTTTCTTATAATATGATTTATTAAACGACCCAATAAAGAATCGTTCCAACCAATATTATTACTAAACATTGGTTTACCACTCCCACCATCCGAATATTCTTCATATATAGGAAAATTATGACCAGAATATGGTGTTTTTTCAAACTTTTTAGAAATATTTCTTTGAATAAATACTTCTCTATTAACAATATACTTCATTAAAAAGGAATTTTTTTTATTATATATTAAAAAAAAATTGTATATTTTTTAATATTTACTATATTTGTATAAATAATTAAAAGATGGACCAATCAACAATCAAATGTATAGATCTTAAATCATATAATAGATTACAAATAGGTGCTATATGTAAAATTTTAAACTTCAAAAGTGGTGATATCATCTTTTTTAAAAAGAATGAATATTCAAAATTATATTTAGTTGAGATTGATAATGAATATAAAATATTAGCAACCATCAATAAATATGGTGATATATCAAAATTATTTAACGAGATATCAAATGATAAATTATTAAGTATCGAACCAACTATATTCAATAATCTAAAAAATGAAAATTTATCTAAAATAAAATTTATAAACCTTAAACAAAACAACTACGATAAATTGACTTTTTGTGCAGATTTAGAATATTTCAAAAAAAGAGATTATGATAAAGTATTCTTAACACAGGATAATGTTTTTGTTTTTGCAGTAAAGCATGATAAAAAAGAAGACAAGTTAACTCTCAATACATGGTATACTCACTTAACCGAAAAAGAAATTGAAATGATTAAAAATAATAGCAAAGAATTAGTATTCAAAAAAGAGAAAAAAGTAAAAGAGAAAAAAGATTATATAGAAGATTTAAATCAAAAATTAGAAGTAGCTATAACAAATGAAAACTTTGAGGAGGCTTCTATTTTAAGAGACAAAATATCTAACTTAGATATAAACCTTTTAAAATCTTTAGAGAAAGAATTAGAATATTGTATAAAAACTCAAAACTTTGAAAAAGCTATAGAAATTAGAAATGAAATAAAAGAACTTTACAAAAATTCAAAATCTATCGAATTAATAGTTAAAAAAGAAAATATACAAAATACAGAGATAGAAATAAAACCAGATCTAACCAAATTAGAAAAAAAGTTAGAAGAGTATTTATCAATAGAAGATTATGAAATGGCATCTCAATTAAGAGATAAAATAAATAAGATCAAAAGTGGTGAATTCTAATAAAAAAACCCATCAAATGATGGGTTTTTAAAATTTAGGAATATTACTCGTGAAATTTGATGCATTTTTCATCATAGATGATGTGTCTGGCATACTTGATCTCTGAGAATCTTCATCAGATTTTCTCTGTTTATCTTCTTCTTCAATAATTTCATTTACAAGTTTAATGTTTTCTTCAAACATCCAGAATGGCCAATTATCCATTGACCACTCTTGAGTATGAAAGTGTTTTTGTAAAAGAAGTTTATTCTTTAATATATGCTTCAAAGGCGTCATGAATAACGAAAATACCTGAGGCTCCGTTGGGAAACTGCATATCCGTGTGGATCTCCTCACCACACGAACAATTTTTCTTCAATTCTTTGATACCAAACGTCATTTTACTCACAGCGGCATTTAAAAACTGAAAAGATGTTTGATCCATTTGTTCAAATTCTTTTAATTTAGCTTTGATACCATCATATGTAATATTACTTCTACCACCTAACATAAAAGGAATAATTTTTAAAAATGCTAAATTTGGATTTCTTTTTTCATTATTTTCCTTTAAAATGTATTCAGTAAATGCCTTTTGTAATCCAATATTTGGTGGAGTAAGTTCGAAATTTTTATCATTAACAGTGTTGAAATGATAAGAACCAGTATTCTTATTATAAAATTTAAATAATTTATCATCAATATCATGATAAACAAAATTATCTCTTTTTAACTCAATAACATTTTCTTCACCACATTTACACATTATATTAACTGATAAACCATTACCTTGTTGAAAGGTTAATTCTCTAATTAAAAAAACTAGAAACAATCTATCTTGATCTTTAATATCAAGATATGAAGAAACTCTACCATCAGCATATTTAACACGAACACACGACTGTAACATATCATTCATTTTCTCAACAATATCATAAAAGTTATTATCATCAACCATCGAATATGATTGAATCTCTTTAACTTGAGCAGGTCTAACCATAAAAAGTGTTCCAGATGGATAAAACTGACCACAAGGTAATTCCTTAACATCAAAATTAAAGTATTGTAAGTCAGATGCTCTAGTATTATCTATATTTGGATTAGAAATTGGAATATCAGAATTTATAAAATTTTGAGATTTTTTACCTTCTTCCAAATCTTGAAGATGTCTTTTTAAGTAATCTTCTTCACTCATTTCATTTTGTGACATATTTAATTATTATTTTTTTGATATATATTATAATATATCTTTCTCTTCAATTTATATTTTAATAAACTATTTTGTTTAAACAATCCATAAAATTTTATATATAATATTATAATAGATAAAATTATGATTCTCACTAGGGAAATAAATATAAAAATTAATATAAATAATTTAAATTATTTTACCAATCTTGGTTACGAAACTACGATAGGAGAAACTATTGTTATACCACCCGAACTACTCTCAAAAGGATCTCACTTTAAAATAAAATGCAAATGTGACTCTTGTGGAATTGAGAAAAATATAATCTATAAAAACTATTTACTATATGATAATAAAAAATGGGGAGATTATCTTTGTAGAAAATGTTCAGAACCAAAAAGAAAAGACACTCTCAGAAAATCATTTGGAGTTGATTATCCAATACAAAATAATGAAGTAATGGATAAAATGAGGAAAACTCTAGATACAAAACGAGATAAAAATAAAAATAAAAATGGCTAAATACAAAGAAGGAGATATAATAGAATCTCAAATAGAATTTTCAGTAGCTGGAAATGGAACTTTAAAATTCGAAGGAAAAGAATTTTTTATAAACAAAAAAAGAACAAGTAACTCACTACACTTAGATACGGTAAAAGTCAAACTATTTGATAATGGTAAAAAACTAGAAGCAGAAGTAATAGAAGTTGTGAAGAGATTTAAAACAGAATTTGTAGGAACCACTCAAGTAAAAAAAGACCACACATTTGTTATACCAGATAATCCAAAAATACATGTCGATTTCTATATAAAAGGATCTCACAAAGCCGAAGATAATCAAAAAGTTTTAGTTGAATTTATTGGTTGGGAAAATGGACAAAAGTCTCCCAATGCTAAAATTACTAAAATTTTAGGATCTATAGGAGAGAATGAAACTGAAATGAATGCTATAATGTATGAATATGGATTACCAGTTGATTTTCCACAAGAAGTTTTAAATGAGGCGGAAATAATGCCTGAAGTAATAACAGAAAATGAAATATCAAGAAGAAGAGATCTAAGAAATGTCCCAACAATTGGAATAGATCCACATGATTCAAAAGATGCGGATGATACAATAGGATTGGAATTTAAAGATGGTAAAAGATTTATTTCTATAAACATAGCAGATGTAACACATTATATAAAACCAGGATCAGAATTAGATAAAGAAGCATTGAGAAGATCAACATCCGTTTATTTAGTTGATAGATGTGTCCCAATGTTACCAAAGAGATTAAGTAATGGTATATGTTCACTCAAATCTGGAAGTGATAAACTATGTTTTTCTGTGATTGTGGAGTTAAATAATGATGGTCGAATAGAAAGCACTTGGTTTGGTAAAACTATAATAAATGTAGATAGAGATTACTCATATGAAATGGCTCAAGAAGTTATCGACAGAGGAACACCATCAGAAGAATGGAAAGATTGTGATTCTGCAATTCTAGAATTAAATAGATTAGCTAGAAAAATGAGAAAGAGAAGAATGTTAGGTGGTTCTATGGAAATAGGAGGAGTTGAAGTTAAATTCAAACTAGCAGATGATAATAAAAAACCAATAGGGGTTTATTTAAAAGAACAAAAAGAAGCTAATCACCTAATAGAGGAATATATGTTATTAGCAAATAGAGAAGTTGCTAAATTTATAAAGTCTAGAAACCTACCATGTGTAAATAGAATACACGAAGAACCAGAAGAAAGTAAATTAGAACATTTCAAATCATTTATATCAGGATTGGGATATGATATTCACTTTGGGGACACAGTTGAAAAAACAAAGTTAGTTATAAATGAACTAATTAAAAAGATAAAAGGTGAGAGTGAAGAGAATATAATAACAACTCTAATAATAAGAGCTCAACAAAAAGCTAAATACTCAACCAGAGATATTGGTCACTATGGACTAGGATTTCAACATTATTCACATTTTACATCACCAATAAGAAGATATAGTGATATACTAACACATAGATTATTATCTAAAGCATTAGGTCAAGAAAAATATAAAGGTGAATTAACACCAGGTGATTTAAATACAAAATGTGAATGGATCTCAAAACAAGAAGTTGTTTCATCAAAAGCTCAGAGAGATTCAATTAAATATAAACAAGTGGAATATTTAAGTGATAAAATAGGCAGAGTATTTGATGGTATAGTTTCCGGTGTATTAGATAGAGGAATCTATATAGAATTGGAAGAAAATAAGTGTGAAGGGTTGATTAGATTATCAGAATTACCAGGAAAATGGATGGCATATCCAGATAAATATGTTGCGATAAGTCAATTAGGGGAAGAAATAAGATTAGGTGATAAAATAAAAGTTGTCGTAAAATCAACAAATTTAGAAAAGAAACAAATAGACTTTTTAAAATTTTAAACTATGAGTCAATTATTTAGAATAGATGGTGGTGATTCACATCTAAAAAATAGAAAGTATAAATTTTATTTAGATGGGATCAAAATATCTCAATTTGAAGATAAATTACAAAAGTGGCCCAACTGGATTCAATTTAAAAGAGAAATTAAATTAAACTCTTTATTAGAGGGGAAAAGAATTCAATTTGATATTGAAGATATTAATGAATGGGGCAAACTTGGTAGTGATAGATCATCAGATCCAATGTTATCTGATATAGTTTTTGCAGTGAAAACTATATCAATGATTATAAAGAATGATTTTATTGAGGAGTTGGAAATAGAATGGAGACCATTACAGACAGAGTTAGGTAGAACAATAATAGGTCTATTGGATTCAGGAATTGAATTAGAAATATCAATGAGTTTTATAGATGATCAATTCAGTCACTTTTACATAAAAGAAGAAAATAATGTAGCATAAAAAAACCTCTCAAATATTGAGAGGTTTTTTTATAGTAATTTTTAGAATTCAAATTCAGCACCACCTTGAGCACCACCTTGAGCTGGTGGAGTTTCAGGAGCCGCTTGACCTCCTTGAGCACCACCCTGAGCACCCATATCCATTCCACCTTGAGCACCACCTTGAGCACCCATATCCATTCCACCTTGAGCACCACCTTGAGCACCCATATCCATTCCACCTTGAGCACCACCCTGAGCACCACCAGAACCAACACCAGAACTATCCTTTGCCCAGTATTTTTGATTCTCTGCTTTTTCCTCCGGTGTCAATTTAAACACATGATCCATAATCCATTCAATATGAAAATAAGGTTTATCACCATTCATAATACCAGTCAATGTACCAATTGCCTCGGCTCTTTTTGCTAAGTTATTTATTTTTTTCCATTCTTCAAAAATTTGATTAGAGTTGAAATTAATATCTATTTCATTCATAACAACATCATCTTCAATAAGTTCAGGAAACTCAACTAACATTTGCAATTTTATTGGTTTAACAATTAATTCTTTAAAATTAGCTCTTAATCTACCAATAAAATTATGAAATTTAACCTCATCATTAGTTAATCCAGATTGATCTGCTACAAATGTACCACCACCACTCTCAGCTTCAAACCTAGTAACTGGTATTTTAGAAGCTCTTTTAAGTGCTTGATGAAACCACTTTAACATAGACTCTTCATTTAAATCATGTCCTTGTGGAGTCATTAATTCCATATTTGGCGTACCAGCATCACCCTCTGGGAACCAAACTTGTTTATTATAAGGTATGTGTTTAGCCCCATTAACCTGAATAGTACCTAATGATTCATCAAATTCAATCTCTTCCGAGTAATCCTGTATCAATTGACCTATTTGTTCTTCGGCTTTTTGACGAGACATACCTTTAATTGGAATAGTGAATTTTTGATAAATTGTCGCATTCATAATGTTAAACATAATTCTAGTTTGTTCTAGAATTTTTAACTGATTATAAGGCTTAATCAAACCCTCAACATATGATGTCTCTGAATAATCATTCTGAGAAGAATAGGATATAAAAACAATTTGTGAATCTAAAAATATTCTTCTTAACTGAGGATCTTCCGGAAATTGAATCCATAAGTGTCCAACATTTGGCTCATAAGCAGGAACTATACTCTCTGGTCTTAATCTATTAAAAGCAATAATATTCTTCTTTTTATCATCCCAAACTAATTCAATTGCAAGATAACCATCGATTAGAAAATCTTTCATCATTTGATAAGCAGTTACACTATCAGAAAATCCAAATTTATTGTAAACTTTCTCAAAGTATTCTTGATACTTATCAGTTATTTCCTTAGAATAATCATTTGAAAGAGGAGATGGTGAACAGAAATCTTTTGTATCATTATACACAATTGATTCATCTGCAATTGCACTAACAAAATCTCTAATTTCATCTTTAATAGAATATTCTCTTAATATTCTTCTTTTATCTGGATAAGATCTATCTAAATAAGGAATAGATTTTCTATTCAAAACAGAAGCAACAGCTCTCTGTGAAAAGAAATTATACATTGAATCACCCTTAGCACTATAAGGATCTTCATTAATACCGACACCAACTTGGTTTCTAATTATCATATCATCATAATTCATACCATAATTGGATAAATTACGAAGTATTCTATTAAAAAGACCTTTATTTTCAACAGCGGAATTTACAAAACCCATTCCATCACCACTGTTATTATTTCTATAATTATAAGAAGCCATTAAAAAATTAATTTTAATGTTATATATAAAAATAATAACTCCCTAAAAATAAAAAAAGAGGTTTAAAAACCTCTTTTTTTATATTCCTAATTCACTCAGTTTATTATCTCTCAACTTTTCTTTTAGTCTATGTTCGTAGTCCTCTAACTTAACACTAAATTTATTTGACCAAATAAGTTCTCTATAAGGAGCCATTATTAATTCTTCTGATAAATAAACATTTTCAAAAATGATATTTTTTCTTTTTACTGTAGGATCTTTTTCAATAATAAAATCCTTTATTATTTCATAGTCAAATTTCATAATATTAGATATAAAATGTTCGGTTTGAGAATTTCAGATTAGTTTCAGTTAGTGATAATTCATCTAATAATTTTATTATATCTTTTTTATAATTTTTTAGATGTTTAAATAATTTAATAAAACTATTAACAGATTGTCTGTTTGAAAATTTATTACCATCTAACCAAGAAACAGAACCATCTTTATTAACAGTTACATTAACACGGTGAGTATTTTCACCTGATGTAAAAATAAATATAATAGTATTACCTTCTTTCTCTCTAATAACTCGAGCTGATTGAAATTTAGCATTATTAAAAGATTTGACTTCACCTACCAAAATATCAAATTTCATATCAACTATTTTCATTTCTTCCAATAATTCAGCATGTTTGATAAATCTTAAAGATAAATCTTTTTGACCTAGAGTAGATACTTGTTTTGCAGCAGAGATATAAGTTTTATAGTCCATTTTTTAGATTTTTAATATATACAAATATACTAAATTTTTTCAGAATATTTTAAAATCTTCTTAAAGAATTTTGAATTCTTTGTATATGACCTTTAAGAACTTGATATTGCTCTTTAATTTTACCATCCATTTCATAAAAATCAGAAATTAAGGAATTCATCATTTCATTATGTCTCTGATCTCTAGTCTCTAATTTTTTAGTCCAGATTTGGATTAACTTTTGAGGATCATATTTAGTCAATGGATGACCAGACATTATAAATCTCGGAACAGAATTCATTTCTATCTGATGAACCATTTTTATCTGAATTGCATTATATTCAACCAATGAATACTCAAAACCCCACTTCAACAATTCATCATACATTCCTTTATAATTCACCTTTAATGGCAAATTAATATCAAAGTTTTTTTCAATAAAATACGGATCAAAAATAACTGTTCTAACCTCAAGAGGTATAAAATTTAAATTAACCCCAAATATAATTATTTTATTATCAAACTTCTTTGAGTCAACAATAAAAACAGGAGACCATTTCATCCAATTCGATGGATCTTGATATTGAATAAAACAAAAACTACCAGCTTTTATATCAGTAACATTTATAGCAGTATATTCTTTATCACTCTTTGTTATTTTTTCCATTAAATGTAGAGCATTATTTTTATAGTTATCCGGCAGTCCATTACCATTAATTAATAAACTCAATTTAACTCGATCGTCTAATAAACCCATAGAAAGTTTTTTCTTTTATATATAAATAAAAGAAATTTATTTTATGTTAAATTCAAAACCAAATAACAATAAATACCACGGTGGTTTATTTATACCAAAAAATAAAGAGAAGGTAATTAAATTGAATGATCAAGGTGGATTATTTTATAGGAGTTCTTGGGAGAAAAAAATAATGATTTGGTTAGATCTAAAACCAGAGATAACTAAATGGGGAGCTGAATGTTTACAAATTCCATATCAAATGACCCACTTTGAAAATGGAGACACTAAAATAAAAAGCCATGTATATCATGTCGATTTCTATTATGAAATGAGAATAAATGGAGTTTTAAGACAGGTAGTTGCTGAAGTTAAACCACAGAAAGAATATAATTTTGTACAAGCTTTAACAGAAGGTAGATTACAAGTACCAGAAGATAAAGGTAAAAAGTTGAAAAACTTTGAATATGATTTAAAAATGGCGTACAAGAATAAACAAAAATGGGAAACCATGATAAATTGGTGCAACAAAAAAGGTTATGATTTTATAATCATAACCGAAGAACATTTAAAGAAATTTAATGTTTAATTATTCTTTAATGGTTATTTCATCCATTAATATAAGATTATTAAGTTGATTTTGAGATAGTCTTATTGTTTTAAAATTTTCAACTTTTTTAAATAGATCATCTTCTACAAAAGCTATTAATTTATCACCAATAACTCTATCATATTCTTCTGGGATATCATTTAAATCACGGGTAGAGTAAATACTATCAATCCATCTATTAAACTCAATCTCATCTATGTGTATAGAACAACCATCAGGTATAACATCAACGTTTTCTATAGAATTTTCCCAAAATTGAAATATAACCTTATTCATAATATAAATATTTAAACATTTTATTAAAATTAATAAAAAAAGTTTATATCAACCTAATTAATAAGTTTTATTTTTTATAGTATCTGAAATGGTATTTTACCTCACCGCCAAATGAACTATCACTCTTCAAACAAACATCAACATAGATATAAAATCTAAATTGATGCATATACACTTCCAAAACATCTTTTAATATTTCTCTACTTATATAGTAGTAATCATATGAATCATTTATATATGAAGAAAACCCACGAGAATATACAAATTCATTATTGTAAGGAAGTGAATAAGGATCTGTTTTTACAATAACATTCATATTTAATTTTTTAAATATATCAAGAAGATGTTCTTCGATTCTTCTTTCAAATTTATAAATCTGAATTTTATAATTTTCTTCTGTTTTATCATCACCTACAATTGGTGAAACTGAAAATGATTCTAAATTTGGTATTTTTCTTTCCATATCTTTTCTATTTTTTCTCTTCCAATTCTTCTTATAGAAGGTACTCTAAATTTATCATTTTAAAATCCAGGTGAAACAACTAAATCGAAGGGCAATGAAACCTCATAATGAATGTAGCCCCATCCCATCGTTACTTCCCTCAATTGAGATAAGTCTGATTTGGTGTTCATTATCCCCTTTCTTTTTATATAAGTCATTATAACCTTTCGCAATCCCTCTCTTAAATATCTCAGTAAAATATGCGAAAGCATTTACCGATTTATCTTCATTAAAGTTATACCAATTTTGGAAAATATAAAGTAATCCACTTTGATAACAATCCATTTTATCATCATTGGACCAATACCTCATTTTTTTTATTGTTTTTTTTGCTAAAAGCTCTAACATTTTTTGAGCGTTTCTTGTTAATCTACCCTGTGCCTTACTCACCACTAATTCTATATACAATTCTTTATTATTTAAATACATCCATAATCGTTTATTTTTTTAAGCTTATAACAATATAAACTTATGATTTTCGATGTCCTTCATGTTATATACACATATAAAAAAAAGTTCACTAATGTGAACTTTCTTTTTAAATTAATACCCAGGTATCATTGGAGGAGTAACTCCAAATGGTGGATCAATATACTCATCAAGAAAGTAATCCCATACGAAATCAGCTTGACAAGTTTCAATTGTACCATTTGTAGACCAATCTAATGAATAACCATTAATTTTCTTAATCTGAACATTTTGAAAAGTAACTCTTCTCAATACAACACCTTTTTTATCATGTTGATTAACAATAATAGTACCGATAATATCAGATTTGTAATGCATTGTTCCATCTTGTGAATTAAAAACTAAATCATACCAAGCTTTTAATGTACTCCAAGTCTCCATAGAACCAGATTGATTAACATTTACTTGAAATTTAATACTAATTTCTCCACTTGTTTTAGCAGGAGTAGTTTGAAATACTCTAGTTGAATATTTAAATCTTTGCTCTTTTTGAGTGAAGTCAAATTCAGTAAGGTTAAAGTCAACACTTGTTGCATTCTCTAATAACAATGTTGAATTTCTTTGTTGGTTTTGTAAAGTAGTAGGCAATACAAAAGTAATCTCAAATAGGTTAGTGTAAACTATCTCATCTGGAAACGTACCTGGCCCACCCGGTGAACCAACTTGAGTCAATTGAGTGTAATGTGGTAGTGGCATATTTTTTTTTATTTTTTTTTAATTGTTACCAATTATAAAGTATATATTTTTTTAATTTATTTCTCTTGTTTTTTCTATACTTTCATATGTATATATTAAGTTAAAAAACTAATTTTTTTCCTTTTTCAACTTAAATAAATTAAAATAATATAAATAAAAAATAATAAATTATGAATGAGTAAAATTTTTCTTATCGGAGACTCACATATAGGTCTTGGTTATCCAAACTCAGTTGATAAATGGTATAAAATACACAAACAATATTTTTCCGAATTTCTAATTCCACTATTAAAAAAAGAAGTAAAAGACGGTGATATAATCGTTCATTTAGGCGATTTATTTGATAACAGAAATGTTATTCCAATAAATCTTTTAAATTACGGAATGGATATTGTAGAAGAGATATCAAAAATAGCTCCTCTTCACATAATAATAGGAAACCACGACTTATATTCAAAAAGTGCATCTGAAATAAATTCAGTAAGACCATTTAAATACATACCAAATGTTAAAATATATGATAAACCAACAATTTTAGAATATAATGATCTGAAAATTCTAATGATGCCTTATATTGAAAAAAAATCAGAACAAGTAAATATAATAAACGAAAATAAAAATTGTGATTATTTATTTTGTCACTCTGATTTAAACGGATGTAAAATGCACCTAACATCAGTCGCACATAAAAACAATGATAAGATTGATATAGATGATTTTAGATCATTTAGAATGGTTAGATCAGGACACATACACTTAGTTCAAAGTAATTCTAATTTTACATTTGTCGGATCTATTTTTCAAATGGATCGAAATGATACTGGGGATCAAAAAGGAATATTTGTAATAGACACAAATAATGATAAAGAGATATTCTATCCAAATAAAATATCTCCGATATTTAGAAAGTTCAAAGTCATTAAAGAAGAAGATATTGATAAATTAGATGAATTATCCGATACAAAAGACTATATTGATATATCAATCTCAAATAACCTACTTATAAACAATCGAAAACTAAGAAGAAAATTAGAAATGATGTTAGAGAAGGGTAATTTTTCATCAGTTGAATACATAGATGATATTGTACAAAAAGGAGAAGATGGTGAAGATATTATATCAGAAGCAGTAGAAATTGATGAAGAAACATTAGACATATCAATTAAACTAGAATATGAAAGTTATATCAAAGAATATATTATAAAACAGAAATATGAAAATGATGATTTTAAAAATGGTGTTTTAAATGAATATGATGAGATAATTAAAGTTTATAGTGATAATTATAAATCAAAAGTTGATTAAAAAATGAACCACTCTAATTGAGTGGTTCATTTTTTTACTACTTTTATAACTTTATTACCTTTACTTTAAGATTTTTTGATCCCTTTATCAAACGATGATAAATACCCATTGGTATAAATACCTCACCTTCAATCTTCTTAGGAAGCTCATTATCCAATTGCATTAACCAATCTGTATCACCAATAGATTCAATTATCCTATCTTCTCTATCGAGATGCCAAACAAAATCGTCTGAATCTGTATTTTGATTAAACTCTCTTATAAATACATTATCACTTATTTTAGTTTCTTTAAATGGAAGTGTCATAATCTAATTATTTTATTCTACCAATATTTACCACCTCCAGATTTAACTAGATTTTTATATCTATTCAATCGACATGACCAATACCCAGCAGTAGTTTTATCTTTCTTTAAATGACATTTATGTCTAGCAGCAAATGATTTTCTAGATTTAGCATTACTAGACTTTGATTTTAAGCCACCCTTAACATCTCCAAAGTTAACACACATAACTCTATCAGTCTTTGGATTTTTAACATAAACTTTATACTTTTTAGGACCTGTACTTCTCATAGGTTTATTTAATTTAACATCTCTACCCTTATATTCAGCCTCATTTAATTCCTCAATAATCTCCATTGGAAGATCTAATGGAACTAATTGACCTCTAAAATATCCAAATTTACCAATGTCTGTTTTCTCAAATAATTCCTTATCAAATTTACTAAAAATAAATTTATTAGCTTCAAATAACTTTCTACCTTCTATCAATAAGTTAAAAAACTCATCTGAACCAGGTCTGAAAATATTCTCAATAACTGAAAGTGATTTATCAAAATGATATTTAATATTCTCTGAAATATTATCACTAATAAACTCATCTGAAAATTCTTCAAATTTCTTGATAGCCCTTTTCAAACCAGGTGTCTCACCGTCATTTTGAATTTCTTTTTTAATTTTCTTTATTTCACTGTCTTTAACTTCTTCGAAATCACTTACAAATCCGATTAAATCATCATCAGTTTTTTCTAATGATTTAATATCAAAAATTACATCTTGTACATCTTTTTCTTTTTTACTCTCATTAAATTTAAGAATTCTCATAATATTAATAATTTTTATAATTCTATATATTAAAAATAATTATCAAAGAAGTGATTTTTAATATATACCAAAAAAGTATTAAATAAATGTCCGAATCATTAATTTTCTTTAACAAAGAAGGGGATAGCCTAAATTTCAAATATGATCAATTTGATGAAAGATTTGAAGGTGATATTCTATTTCATGAAAACTCATCAGATACATATAAAACTTTTGGACTATATACGATGGAAAAAGTACCATCAATTGAGTTCGAATCACCTTCAAGACTATCATTGGATAAATTTCAACTATTCAATGAGTTTGGTATACATTTCTATCAAAAAACTTTAGATAAACAGATAATTAAAAATATCGAACCAGTAAACAATGATTGGAACTTTTATTCAAAATGGATATATGGTGATAACTTTGATATTAAATATCCAATTGGAACACTAGTTAGTTTTAATAACGCAATACTAGAATTTACGGATGAAATGAGAGTTTATACAGTAATATCATCTAAAAAAGATGCTATTATGATAATATCGGATGTGGATAATGCAACTTTTGAATTAAAATATTCAAGTATCTATACAAATCCAACAACATGGGAAGACTTATATCTACTAAACTCAGTAAATTCCATTGGTATTTATGATTATGTTAATTCAAAATTTGAAAATAATTTATCAAATTGGAATGAACCTAATTTTTATGATAAATTATTTAATGGCAAAAAGTTAAATGTGGTAAACACTAACAATAACAATGGCACATATACTATATCAAATACTAAGTTAATTGATTTATTACACTTTGAATATTCAACAACAATTGATAAGTTACCAACTAATTCAAAATTAATAATTGAAGTTATAACAAAAAGTGATTTACCGAGAATATATGATGGAGAATTAGAAATAAAAGATAATAGAATATATTTTAATAATTTTTTAGATGTCCCATCTAATTTAAAACCAGGATCCGAATTTACTATATCAGGATCACAATTGAATAAAAATTATTACACCATATCAAATGTACCGGTTTTTTCAAAAAATCTTAATTTAACTTATTACGCAACACAATCACAGGTTATTTATAATAATCAAATATGGGAGTGTGTAAAAGCGTATACACAAGATCAAATAAATAACTCATCAATAACTCCTGAAAATTCAGAATATTGGAATAAAACATCATTTCTACCAATAAAAGGTAGTATAAATAAAGAATATATTCAAAAATGCCAAATTTATTTAACAACAAATAAAGACTATTTTGAATACAATTGGACATTAAATGCAAAAAACACATTTTCATCAACTGCCGAAAAGTACAGATCAAATTTAGAATTATATAATATAGATTTATATTTTTCAAATGATGAATTAAAAGCAGATCTAAAATACTCATCCAAATATGCCGAGGTTAACTTCTATCACACAGAAGCATTACCAAGTAATTTGATATCAACAACAATTCAAAAAAATGAAAGATTGATTGAGGTACAAGAGAGTCTAAACACAGAAATGAATTATAATTATTCAAATAATTCAAAATATAATATTATTTTCACTGATATCGATGATTGGGGAATTAAATTAACCATAAACGGACAAATATATGAGTCAGATGTTATCTGGATATATAACGCAGGTGAACCGGATTTAGAAAGAACCATAGATCGAACTCTTAGAAATTGGTTAACAATTAACTATGTTAAACTATACACATTAGGAATAGTATCTGAAATAGACTTCATCGGTAATTACTCTGATTTTCAAAACTCTATAATACTTAAAACATTTTTTCCAAATGTTCCAATATCACTAAAAGTAGAGGTTGGTACTGGCGGAGACTATTACGTTGAAAACTCTATTTTGGCTTTTAAAAATATATCAAATTTATCAAATTTATCAAAACTATTAACTATTGATATAAATGATAAATTATATACAATCAACACGTCAATAAGTATACAATTAACTTTATCCAATTGGGTAGTAAAACACAAATCAACACTTTTAGAATATGGTATAATTGTTACATATATAAATAACTCAATTAAGGTAGACACAAAATATCCAGATAGAAGATTGGATATAAAGATAAATATTGGAAAAATACAAATACCAGGAAATGAAGATTTTTTTATTATTAATAAAAATAAATCAAATACCGGAATTGTTATTTCATCGAATGAAATAACTCTCAAAGATGATGAAATAGATACTAGAAATTTTGAAAATATAGGATTATCAACCGGTATGTTAATATCTATCAACAACTCAGGATTTGTATATGATAATCAAGAATATAATATACAATATGTAGATAAAAACAAAGTTGGATTAAGTTACCAAGGACCATTTTGGGGATTAACCAATTCAATTTATAACTCATCAGCATACTCAACATTAGGATTTAACTTAGGATTCGGAATAACGGCTAGTTACACACCAGATTTTATAAAAAACTCAGATTTAAATCTAAATCATTTTAATAAAACTCTTTTCTCAGCTAAAATAGATTCAACAATAAAAGGAGTTGAGCTATTGGAAATTGAAACTTATGTTGATAATATTTATGATATAATAACAGTACAGTTATCAAACTCCTATTATGTTTTAGCAAAAAAATTAACATCAACAATCCTATTAAAGGTAGATTCAACGACAAATAAAGTTAAAAATATAATAAACTTAGGTTTAGAAACAACAGAAGGATATGGACTTAAATTAGAATTCAATAAATTCGATAATTTAATTTATTGTCTTCTATCAAAATCAATTATTAGAGTTGATCCTATAGTAGACATATCATCAAACATAACAAAATTTACAAAAACACCAAAGTATTTATCATCAAATCATAAAAGTGGTTATAAATATATCATATTTATAGATGGAACAATATCAATATTGAATAATTATAACGTAGAAGTTGTTAATACATTATCAACTACAGCAACAATCAATAATAATGTGAGTGGTAAAGTTTATACAGATACAATATTAATCAATGGTGATATAACAACTTCAATTAAAATAGGTAGTGAATTTAATTTTACATATAACACATCAACAGGAACTGGAAAATGGACCGGAAAAGCACAATCAGTAACTTATGATACTAATAGTAATATAACAACTATACAACCGAATTATAGTTTAAACTCCGCTCCCATACTTGGAAATATAAACCAATTAAATTCCATAAAAAACACATTAAATAGTGTCATAACAACAACAGGGTTAAATGGTATTCTAAATGTTAATTTATATAATATAAAATGGAATGAAAAAGAAAATAAATCTTATATTATATCAGATAATAAAATATTTCAAATAGATTCTACTATAACTAAATTAAAAGAATTTACCTTACTCAACTTAAATAAAGATTTTATACACTATGACTCAATAAATGATAGTATTATAATTAAAGATAGTTCAAATAATTTATATAGAATATTAAACGATATATTAACACCAATAAATACAAAAGGAAATATCGTATTAACAAACACAATAGGGAGTAATTTAATAACAACTGATGGTAGTCTAATTAAATTTATAAATGGAAATAATCAAGTTGAAGATTCAAATACATACACATCAACTCCATCTCTATGGTCTATAAACTACTATGATTCATTCATCTATGTTTATGAAACTGGAAAAATTACAATATTGGATTTATTTGGAAAAACATTAAAATCAATACCATTAACCAATGGTTCAAAGTTGATTTTTAATACCGATAAAAATTCAATGCTAATATCAACATTAAATAAGTTGTATGAAATTCAAGTCTATTATGATAATGTAATAGATTACATGAGCTTAATAAACGAATCCATCAATGATGATATGTATGGAACATTAAACTCAGATTATAAACACAGAGATAAT